CATAGGCAATCCAGAAGGCGCACTCGGTGGAGATAAGCCGCCAGCCGGGGTGCTGCTGGACCCCCAGGGCAAGCCGATGAAGAATGCGGATGGAACCTGGAAGATGGACCCTGCCAAGGTTAAGAAACCTGCAGCACAAACCGAGTAATACTGGGGGCACTAGATGGCTGCAGCAGAAAAGATCACTGTCCCGGCGTCACTGCTCGATGCATTCATCAAGCATCAGGTAAACCTGGGACGATACACGAATGCTACGGTATCCGATATCATAGGCCTGCTTAACGGCATGGATAAGGAGCTGGTGGGGCTTATACAGAAAGCTGCTGTGGGCTCCTTTACCAAAGCACGGCTGGAAGCGATGCTCAAGGAAACCCATAAGCTGACGGCTGAAAGTTATGCTGTACTCAAGAAAACAGCAACGGACAAGCTGACAGCATTTGGCGCGCATGAGGCCACTTTTACTTCATCTGTACTATCCAAGACACTCCTCGATAAAATAGATATAGTTACCCCTTCCCCTGACAAGCTAGCCACGTTGGTAACGGCCCAGCCCTTCCAGGGAGCGATCCTGGGGGAGTGGTTCGATAAGATCGCACTGGACAAACAGCATGCAATCACGCAAGCAGTCAGAACAGGCGATGGCCTCGGTGAGACGATAGAACAGATGGTGACGAGGCTGACAGGAACTAAAGCTGCCGGTTATGCAGATGGCATCCTTGAGATAGGGCGCCGCAATGCCGAGGCCGTGGTACGGACTGCTGTGAACCACGTATCCAACACCACCCAGCAGAGCGTGTACAAGCAGAATGAGGACCTGATGCAAGGATGGACGTTTGTTGCTACCCTGGATACAAGGACTACCATCACGTGTGCATCGCTAAGCGGTACTAAGTGGCCTGTCGGTGAAGGTCCCATCCCGCCAAGACACTTCCGTTGCCGTTCCTTTGCCCTGCCTTTGCTGAAGACCTGGCGCCAGCTCGGCATAGACCTCAATGAGATACCTGCAAGCAAGCGGGCCTCGATAGGTGGGCCTGTTGATGCGGATATTAGCTTCAGCGACTGGTTGCGCACGCAGGATGATGCCTCTCAGAATGAGATACTTGGTAAGACCAGGGCTACGCTGTTCCGTGATGGTAAGCTGACAGTGGATAAGTTTGCAGATAAGTTCGGAAACGTGCTGAGCCTGGATCAGCTGGCCGCAAAGGAGGCTGCGACCGTAGGCAAGCTCTTTCCTGATGGAATGCCCGGATCAGGAGGCGGACACCTTGGCAAGACCATCCCTGTTAGCGGCCCGATGGACTTCTCCCACATACAATCCCCGGTCCTAACTGCTGATGATGCAACGAGGCAGGGGTTACAGGCAGCAGCCAGCAGTCGTGCACAAGCAGCCCGTGTTGCGGCGCTCACTGCTCAGGAACAGGAACTCGGTCTCGCAGCAGGCACGCTGGTGAACGCCCCAGGAGAGATCGGAAAATTCGTAGGGTTAGCCGATGAAGCTACTTCTATCAAGACGCTGGAGACTATCCTTAGCGACCTGGGTGTCAACAATCTCTCTTTTGAAGCGAAGTCATTTGCCGGTAATGAGAATCGAATGATGATTGTCGGTAAAACATTAACCTCTGATCTTGAACGTATCCATGCAGAATTTCCTAAAGTTGCGCAGTTAATGAAGAGCAACCAGTTGGAAACGCTGCGCCTCGTTGATGTAAAGATACTGAATGATGCAGGCGGCAAACCAGGGGTAACTGCTGGCTGGTACCAGGCCAACAAGAAGATGATGGTGCTCGGCACAGATCAAGGCAAGGTATCAAGCGGCCCCCAACTCGGAGCCTGGACTATCTACAAGAACATGACGGGCCTACTCCGCCATGAACTCGGCCTTCACTTGGCGCCAATGGATGTTCAAAAACAGGCACTCAATATTGTATTCGATAAGCTAAAAGCTGAGGGATCATTATTGAAGCATGTCAGCAAGTATGGCGCTACTAATGCAAGTGAACTGTTTGCGGAGGCGACGTCACACTATCTGAGTCCCAACTACGTTATGGGTCAGTTTCCAAAACAGCTGGAAGAACTGCTCATAGATCGCTTCGGTCTCCGCGTTATAGCCAAGACAGCAGAGACGATCATCGCTGAGACTGTAGCTAAGAATGCTGTGGCTGATATCGGGGCTGAAGCTGCTGCCTTCGCAAAGAAGTGGAAGGCGTACAAGCCGCAGATAAAAGGGAAGCTCGTCAAGGGGATACCGTTATCGCAGGCTGAGATGAAGATTCTCGGTGAGATCACCGAAGCAGAGCATGCCACCTTCATGCAGGCAGTAGATGAGGCCAAGGCCAAGGCCAACGTGTTCACTGCTACAGATAAGGAGTCTCTTAAAGATGCGCTGCTTAATGTGATGAACAGCAAGACACTTTCCGAGGCCGACATTGCCATTATAAGCAAGGCAGGTAAGGGACTATCTTCCGATGAGATGACAGCTATATCAGCCAAGGCGTTGCAAGAGTTCGAGGCTGCCAAGAAGGCGCTGGATGAGGCGAAGCTGGCATACATCGACGGTTACGTCAACGGAAAGGTGCTCAGTGATGATATGGTTGAGCTGTTGGGCAAACTGTCAGGTGAAGAGAAAGCCTTGATAAATGCTGAGGCGAAGGCTGCGAAGGAAGCCCTTGATAAGCTGGCTGAGGAAAGTGCGCTCGCTATCGAGAAGGCACTTGCTGAGGAGGCCGCGATCAATGCCGCTAAGGTCGCAGCATTCGATGATGCCTTACAGAAGAAGTGGAAGGCATACAAACCCCAGATCAAAGGGAAGCTCGTCAAAGGCCTTGACCTAACTCCCGCTGAGAAGAAGATACTGGGGGATGTGCCTAAGCACGAGTATGATGACCTCATGAACAAGGTCGATGCAACGATGAGCAGTAAGACCGGCACCGCTGTGGCGGGTCCTTCTGTGCCGCCCCCTGCGCCTACAACGCTTAGCCTGGATGACTTTAAAAAGGTAGGCGGCAAGCTAGGCTCCAACGAGGGTGGCACCTACGTCAACAAGGTTACAGGCGAGCAGTTCTACATCAAGCTGTCTGCCAGCAACGATATTGCACAGAACGAGGTAATGGCCACGCATCTATACAAGATGGCAGGAGTCAATGCAACTGATATGCAGCTGATCGATCTGGGCAATGGCAAGTGGGGTGTGGCCAGTCGCTGGATAGATGGGCTGGAGGTAAACCCTGGGGCGCTACAGAGCGGCAAGCTGGCTGGGGTGTACGATGGATTCGGCGTTGATGCCTGGCTCGCCAACTGGGACGTCGTGGGTCAGACTTACAATAATATGAAGGTGCTGAATGGAGTGACTGCTGTAAGGGTCGATCCCGGAGGTGCACTTTTCTACCGTGCGCAAGGTGGCACTAAAACCCTAGGCAATGTGGTAGAGGAGCTCAAGTCACTTCGAGATGCCAGCATCAATTCACAGTCTGCAACCGTGTTCGCCGGTATGAAGCAAGCGGACCTCGAGGCTGCGATACGCCGCGTGCTCAATATCAAGGAGTCCGACATAGCAGCCACTGTCCACGGATACGGTGACTTATGGTCTGTTTCACAGCGTAGAGAGCTCGTTGATACACTCATCGCTCGTCAACGGTACATAGCCCAGCAGTTTCCAGACTTGGTTGAGAAGACGGTAGAAATGATGGGCAAGGCGGTGGTGTCCCAGGATCAATTCTGGGCGATCCGTGCCGCCCGCGGAAATGGTGTGGCTGTTCGTGTGGATTACAAGCAGCTGGAGGATCAGCAGATATTATTCCATCAGGAGCGTTTCTCTAACGGCAATGATGGTATCGTCGGAACGTTCAAGGTGCGGGCTGAAGGTGCTAAGATCATGGATGGCTACGTAGCGCGCGCAGGCGGATTACAGCCGGGCCCAACACTTGAGTATGCTATAAAAGGTATAACTAAAACCGATATAGATGGCGTATCCAACAGCATCATCGATACATTAAAGGGTGTTGGGGCGCAGGCTAAAAACGGCGAGTCACTCCGGGCCAAGGATATTGATAGGGCAAAAGCAGCTGTGGCTAAACTATCCGATTTCTGGGATAAGGCTTCACTCGCAGGCACTAACCTTGTAGGGAGCGAATGGGACCTGTATCACCGAGACTGGAATGGACTGCTCGGCAAGATAATCAAGGCAGGGGAAGGTGCGCCCGCTAAGGACTTCGTGCCAACCAAACAATTCAAGGCCTTCGAGGTACCATCAATAACTATCCCGGCACCGAAGTTACCGGAGTCATCAGAAATTAAATTCTTCAAGAAAGCAGGTACCTTTGAGAAAGCAACGATAGACAAGGGCAACATTATCCGCAGCAATATTCAAGAGTCGCTCTCTGTTGGCGGGGAGAATTATTTTTACGAAGCAGAGATTAATGGCGTAAAGGTACGCTACTGGCCGAAAGGTGATGACAGCATTGCGTACTCATTACAGGGTAGAGTACAGATCATAACTGACGGCGCATCCAAGGAGGCCATCAATAAGGCCATTTCTGCGCTAGACAAGATCGGGCTCAATGTCGAAATTCCAGCCCTCATCCAGAAGGAAGAGATGTACCTCCAGAAGATCGCCTACCACCTTAATAATAGCGACTACAGCGTACGAGCAGCTTCCATTGGTAATGAGTCAGATGTTACTGTACGCATAACGCGGTGGAAGGAGTACCTCAATACGAAGCTCGGTATAAAGGATATCACCACACTCCCAGATTACAAGCCCGATGGTACGCTGGAGCACTTCAATCAGGGTAACATCTTGCTTCACCGCCCAGACCTGCAAGGGCCTGCTTGGGATGCCTTCACGAAGGAGTACCGTCTGCATCATTCATTCTGGTCAGGCGATTATGTCGGCGGATTCGATCGCATCCTTGATTCAGGGGGCAAGCTGGCTGCTTCAACAGACCGCGTACGGCGTGGCATTCCTTGGGGGACTTCCTCCGCTTCTACCGACTTCAAGTATGGAGGCGCTGATTACGTGTACACACGGGTCAAGACTTTGTCCTCTTCAAAAAGTGAAGCTGGTATAACCTGGCGTGCAGATAACCACCTGCGCCGGCTGGATGCGATCAGCTACAGCGGTGACACTTATGGCCAGACCAAGGCAACGAATCCTGTAGGCCGGGGTGGGACGCCAGATGCTGCATTGGGTGAGGATGGCTTCGTGCTCACAAACAGAGCAGCCTCCAATATCAAAGGCTGGAAGAATATGGCACAACAACATAGTAGCAACGAGACTATCTTCAAAGGCGGGTTATCTATATTTGAAGATGTAGAACAGATCAAAGTACCGCGAGAGCAATATGATAAAGTCCTGGCTATATTCAGAAAGCATAAGATAACAGAGTGGCCTGATGGTCGCGCTCTAACCGATGTCATCGTAAAATAATCGTGTACAAGCAGCTCTGATCGTAGTATGATTACAATTATAGGAGGGTATATTAGGAAAGGAGTGCATTATGTTTAGCATAGAGAGACCTGTATTGGTTACCTTCAAACATGGAGCGACCTGTATTGCGGATACAGTTTTCAGGCACGCGGATGGAGCCTGCTTCGTAGCCCTTTGGTGGGATACACCTGAGGGGCAACCATTCCATGTGTTGGAAGGCGAGTTGGCGGACAACGGAGGCGGCGCGTGGACCGTCGGTGGTTGTACCCTTAGAACCCTGACCAAGAACGATGAGGAATGGGATGAGTGGCAACGGTGGTTGGATCATAAGGAAAGTGAAGGCTATCTCACAGATGAGATGCTCATCACGGCTGCTATCAGAAGCGGGGCAATCGTAGACTAAGGATTATAGGAGGCAAAACATGTGGGTATTTACAAAGCACGGAGCATTAAGCGTAGTACAAGACTGGAAAACACCGAAATATTTGTGGATAAGAACCAGGAGCAGGGATCATCTAGTTGCCTTTCTCGAAGCTCTGCCTCTTGCTAGGCGTCGCATCACGGCCACGCCTAATAATGACTATGCCTTCCGGGCCAAGCTGACGCGTGGGGAGCTACAGGGGGCCATGGCAAAGGTATTACGCGACATTGATTACACCAACTTTAAAGGCGCATTGAAACCCGGACCATATAACAACGCCTGTCATAAAGTATGGAGTGCCCTACTGAGTGCCTTCGCGACTGGGTGTTATGGGGTCAAGTTGACGTTGTTCCCTAGGGCAGAATCCTTCGATGCCAAGAAAGCCGCTGAGCAGCAAGAGGACTACTACGGGAATCTATTTGAGGAGGATACAGCTGATGATGATAGAACCACCGTGCTACACAAGAAAATGCATCCACTTCGTGGGGGCACAGGGCGACGACGAGCGGACACAGATTCTAGTATGTAAAGCCTTCCCAGAAGGTATCCCTACAGAAATCATTTCTGGGGCCCACTTACATACTGAGCCTTTCCCTGGGGACCACGGAATCCAGTATGAAGAGAATACGCAGTAGAACGCCTAGGAGACGTCCGGATAGGACGGGCTGACTAGTTACAAGGAAAGGCCTATCGGATCGCTCTGGTAGGCCTTTTTGACAACGTGGGGATGGTTCGAGGATTAACTCCACATCTTGTTTTGTGCCTGCGTGAGAGAAAGATCGCCCTCAGTGCCAATTTCTTCATGATACGCATTCCATCCTTTCAGCCATGCACGCTTTTGATTTGCATCACAGTAGCAGCAAGCGTCCTTATCATAGCCTTTCTTCGCAGCATTATACCCTTCCTTTTTCGTTAGCTCATAGTTAGTGAACCCCATACTACCCCCTATAATCCTTGAGTTGTTGCTGCTTGATGTTTCAACTATACCGCAGTCATTTCTGAATGTACACATTTATTTTGCGCATCAGCTATTATTTTTAGATCAACAAATTATTATGCAGAAAACTCTGAGTCTAAGTGCTTGATTTATTTTGAGATTCTCAAAAATAAATGTGTACACGAGCGCCATCCTGCGATATAATCAATATTAATTGAGTTCGACTCAATACACACTAGTTGCGAGTTAGCTCACAGACGGCGGATGCTGTCGAACCAGTAGCACCCGTGGAAACGGGATCACATGCGGAGGAAACCGCAGGAGGAATGCACCATGAGAGTAAAAACCATGAAGGTCCTGGTAGATGGTCAAGAAGTAGAAGTGATCTGTATGAAAGACGGCAAACCGATTTACGTGGATGATGCAGGAGCAGATATCGCAGTTGACGTACCTCATATGTTCAGCAAGATCACCGCGCTGAATGCTGAGAATAAGACGCACCGCGAAACAGCTGAAGCAGCAACCACCAAGCTCGCCGCCTACAACAACATGGACCCAGTAGCAGCCGCCAAAGCACTCGAGACATTCAGCAACCTTGACTCCAAGAAGCTGATCGATGCAGGCGAGGTAGATAAGGTGAAGCAGCAGGTCTCCGCTGGTTATGAGGAGAAGATCGCCAATATGACCAAAGCCCATGCTGAGCAGATCGCAGCAAAGGACGGTCACATCTACAAGCTGGAAGTGTCCAACCGGTTCTCGTCCAGCCCGTTCATTAACGGCAAGGATGCGAAGATCATCCTTCCCCCAGACATTGCTGAAGCAACGTTCGGGAAGAACTTCAAGATCGAAGATGGCCGCATGGTTGCCTATATCGGCGAAGAGAAGATTTACTCCAAGGAGAAACCTGGCGAGCTTGCTGATTTCGAAGAAGCAATTCAGGTTGTCGTCGATAGGTACCCGCTCAAGGATCGTATCCTCCGCGGGACAAACGCAGCCGGTAATGAAACACGACAGAACAATCAACATGGCAATTTAAATACCGATACCAAGAACCTGACTTCCACCCAGAAGATCGCAAACGGATTGAAAGAACTGGGCGGGTAAGTCGCAACCAATTTCCCCCAGGAGGAAACAAGTCATGGCAACTCAGACACTCGCAGAAGCAAAGAAACTCATCAACAACCAGATCGTTCAGGGCGTTGCTGAGGATATCATCTCCATCAACCCTATCTTCGATATCCTCCCCTTCACCGGTTATGAAGGTCAGGGTCTCATCGTTAACCGTGAGAATGCACTCGGCGATGCGGGTCTTTACTCCGTCGGCGATACCATCACCCATAAGGGTGCTGCAACATTCACGCAGGTAACCTTCTCCGCAACCAAGCTGATTGGTGATGCGGAGCTTGACGGCCTGGTGGTTGCTGAATCATCTTCTGCTGGCGTCGACCAGACCGCTATCGAGATCAGCTCGAAAGCGAAGTCAATCGGTCGTCTCTTTCAGACCGGCATGGCTACTGGCACTGGTGCTACCCCTGCCATGAACTCCTTGCACTCCCTGGTGGACTCCGGGCAGTATACGACCGCGTCCGCTGGTCAGGCCCTGTCATTCGCCCTCCTGGATGAGCTGATGGACCTGATAAAGGCCAAGGATGGCCAGGTTGACTGGCTCCAGGCCCCTGCACGTACCATCCGTTCCTACAAGGTTCTGCTCCGTGCCCTTGGTGGCGCTTCCATCAACGAGGTTATCACCCTCCCTGGTGGCCGTACCGTAATCGGTTATGAAGGCGTTCCGTTCTTCAAGAACGAGTATCTCTCCGTAGTTGAAACTGCCAACGGTGCTGCACTGGCTGGCGGCGCACTGACCTCCGTATATGGCGGCGTCTTTGACGATGGCACCAACAAGGTCGGTGTTGCTGGTATCCACCCCATCAACGTCCCCGCTGGTATCCAGGTCGAGCCTATCGGTGCGCAGGAAGCCGTCGACGGCAAAATCTGGCGTGTCAAGCAGTATGCCAACTTCGCCAGTTTCAATCGCAAAGGCGTTGCACGCCTTACCTCCATCAACAACTAAGCACCGACTGAACAAAGATACTCCCCCTCCTTAGGCGACAGGTAAGGAGAGAGAGTATCCCCCAGGACAGCTCCTTGTTATAAAAGAAAGGATATGATTATGAAGCGAGTACTGCTTAATAGCCTGTTTGCACCGCAATGTGCGGTAGGCCTGCCAGAATTGCATTACGGTATCCCATTCATTGCTACGGAAACCAATGAAGAAGATAAGAAAGGGAATCCAATTCTGTGTCTGACAGCCATTCTCTCTGATGAAGATGCCCTTCTCATGGAAGAAGCTGGCCGGGTTCAGATCATAGAAGACGAAGCTGACGCTCCTGCTGCTGCTCCTGCTGACGCGCCTGCTGACGCTCCTGCTGACGCTCCTGCTGACGCTCCTGCTCCTGCTAAAAAAGGTAAGTAACTTCTCCGTAGCAATACATGAGGAATTGACAAATGGCAAATCTAACTGTTGAACTGATAAAGGATGAAGTCTCACGCTCTGCAGCAGGTGATACCGAAATGCATTACGGTTATCCGTTTACTGTTGCGGCTAATAATGCCCTCGATGCCATTATGACAGAAGCACAGGCTGCACCCTTGCTGTATTCTGGCCGTGTAAAAGTCAAGGGCGAGCTGGAAGCAGCTGTAGCTGCCCGTCTGGATGCGATCGTAAAGAGAGGGCTGTTTGATGCCGCAAGCGTTGCCCTTGCTACTGCGACACTTAACAGGGTTAATGCCCAAGCTACACTGACGGATGCTTCAGCTAAAGTAGTGGCTGCTCAAGTAATTGAGACCGCTGCTCAAGCTGCTTACGATGCGGTGGATGATATCTACGATGCTGCTGTCATTGCATTGGCAGCTGCTTCTGATGCTTATGATACTGCGATTGCTTCTGCAGTATCAACAGGAGCGACCTCTGAAACGCCGGCTGTCACGGCATTTACAGTGGGCGCCGTAACAGGAACCACTGTTGTCATCGCATCATTTACCGGGTCGGATAATAAAGCTGTTGCTGCCTACATCATCACAGAGAGCAACACAGTCCCTGCGATTGATGCTGCTGGATGGAATGCTGTTAAGCCGGTAGAATATACCTCTGCTACCGCAACCACCAAAGACATTTACCCCTGGGTGAAGGATGCCGCCGGCAGAATCTCTGGCGTATTCGCCACCCCGCGCAATGTAGCCTTTGTATAAAAGGACCAGCTCATGCCCCTCGTAATTGAAACAGGTACGATAATTACAGCTGCAGATTCATACGTGAGTCTTGAATCTGCAGCTACGTATCATCTCAATCGTGGAAACACGGCTTGGGGCTTGGCTGCCTCTGACACCCTTCGTGAGCAAGCGCTCCGTAGGGCGGTAGCCTATCTGGATGGTAAGTATTACCCACGCTGGAAGGGTGCCCAAGTAAGTCCATTGGTACAGTGCCTACAATGGCCAAGAAAAAATGCTAACTTAGGGCAAAGCACCTTTGACCTTATCCCCTCGACTCTTATTCCGCAACGGTTAAAAGATGCGCAATGTGAATTAGCATTGCGTGCATTAAGCGGTGACTTGGCTGAAGATTTAGATCGTGGTGGTTTGGTTCAAAGCGTTCAGGTTGGTCCGGTAACCCAGACCTTTTCCGATCGTGCTCCGGCTGCAAAAACTTATCAGATCGTAGAACAGCTCCTCGCCCCTTTACTGGAGCCAGCAAATGTTTGTCAACTGGTGCGAAGCTAATGGGTTTTTATGAATCGCTGCGTGATAATACCGCAGCCCCACTCATAAAAAAATACGGGCAGCAGATACTACTTCGTCCTCCGGTTATTGCATCCATTGACCCTGTAACAAGCACGATCACCCCTGGGGCTACGGTGGACTATACTGGTTACGCCATCGAAGAGGAGTATGCACAGCGCGATGTTGATGGGACCAATATAAAGCGCGGCGATAAAAAACTCCTGATCGCAGTTGATATAACAATTCCGCCTATTACCCCCGATTTCAAAGTAATCATGGCGAGCACTGTCTGGCATGTTATTGACTGCAAACCAACAAGCCCCGGTGGCATCACAATAGTCTATACAGCACAGATACGAAAATGAGCAACTCTTTTTCGGCTGATATTTCTAAATTCGCAAAGAAGTTTAATGCAGATGTAAAGACAGTAATCAGAAAGATCAGCTTCGAAGCCTTTAGTCGGATCGTGCTCAGGACCCCGGTAGATACCGGACGAGCGCGCGCAAATTGGGGCGTTCAACCTGGAACCCCAATTACTTTTGCGATTGAAGCTGAGGACAAGAGTGGATCAGCAACACTCGCTGCCACTGCTAATGGCACACTGAGTTGGGAATGTCAAGGGTCTCTTTTCTTTACCAACAACGTACCATATATCGGTGTGCTGGAGTATGGGAAGGAAGATGGAACCCCAGGGAGTACCCAAGCGCCAAACGGCATGGTTCGCGTAACAATGGAAGAGATGCTAGCCTGGATCAAAACCAATGGTAAGAAGGGTATATGAGCACAACACAGTACACTGATATCCGTGGAGCATTAGCTGCCCGATTACATGCACTGGAACCAGGAATCGTTGTCGCCTGGGAGAACTTCTCTTATACCCCTGTTGCTGGTGTTCCGTACCTCGTCCCTACGATGTTGTGGGGAGAAGGTGTGCAGGCTGAACTTGGTGAGACAGGGCGTAATTGGGAAACTGGAATATATCAATTAATGCTCTGTAATATTCCAGAAGGCGAGGGTATAAATTCGTTGAATACCTTGGCCGGTACTTTGCGCAACCATTTTAAACGGGGTACTACGTTAGTATATAATGGCGTAACTGTTACTGTCAGAAAAGTATATCTCACGCATAATATTTTGAGCATCGCCTTTTACACGCAAGTTGCTAACTAAATAATAGAAGGAGCAAATCATGTTAACTACTACAGACGGAAGCAAATCGCTTTACACCTACTTCCCTGAAGCAACCCCTGGGGTTGCTGCGGCAGGCGCTTATCAGACCTTGAGAAGCAAAGTTGGTGTCAAGCTGAACCTCAAGCGAGATACCTTTGCCTCTAAGGAACGGCGTGCAGATCGCCAGACTTCTTCACTCTCCTACGGTAACAAGTCCGGAACCTTCAGTATTCCTGTTGAGTACAGCTATGGTTCTTATGATGACATAATGGCCGCCGTAATGGGTGACACCACCGCTGCTGGATCAGCAACCTGGGGTGCCAATGTTCTCAAGATCGGTAATGCAGCGAAGACCTACTCCTGTGAAGAGACAGCCACCGAGCTTGGCATCACCGAATCCAACACTGGTCTGCAATTTGGCTCATTCAGTATCAGCCAGAAGGTCAACGGTATTGCTGAGGGCGAGTTCTCGGGCATCTTCATGGATACCGAGGCAGCGCAGACCACAGGCGTAAACATTGCCATCGATGCAACGGCCAAGACCATCACCAGAGCAACAGCCGGTTTTAATACCGTCGATAACTTCCCGCTCGTGACTGCCGGCGTACCGCTGCTCAAGGTGAGCATGAAGGGTAACACCGATGCCGGTAACAATGACACTGTGTGGACAGTGACCACTCTGACCGATACCGTGATGAGCTTCACCACCATGACAGGCGCCGTCACCAAGGTAGCTACGGCCGGCATCACCGTCAACAAGGCTTCAAATGCAACAAGCGTAGTTGCTGCTGCTACCACTGCCCCGTTTGACTCCTTCACAGGGTCTATCCAGGAGGGCGGCGTGACCATCGCTCATGTTACTGGGTGGGATTTGAAAGTTGAAAACCCGCTCGCCGCCAACTTCGCCTGCGGTTCAGCATCTGCACAGTCTGTGTCTGTAGGCGGAATCAATATCACCGGGACGCTGAATGTTTACTACATCAACCAGTCCCTGCGAAAGAAATTTCTCAAGGGTGTTGCATCATCTCTGCAGCTAATTCTCGGTTCGGTGGCGGCGACCAAGGCATATACCTTCGATCTTGGCACAGTCAAGTATACAGGGGATGATCGCGACGATACCGAGATGGCCAGAACAGAAACCCTGAGCTTCACAGCAACCTACACTGCCACTGATACAACCCTGAAAATCACGCGTACACCGTAACAGTTGGCGGAAGCCGTCTACCTCCTTCGGCTTGGGTGTTTGGGATGGTCCCAGCACCCTTACCGCCGATTTTATGCACCACATGACGAAACCAAAGGAAAAGGAGAAACACCATGGAACCAACAACTGCAACCGAAATCAAACCGTTTGACTTGGAAACACTCGATCAGACCGACACAGCTGTTATTCAGATGGTCGCCCCAGGGACAGGGGATGATATCCCAGGGTTCACAGTGGAAGTATATGGCCAGGATTCTGATGTATTCAAGGCTGAAACCAGAAAGGCTGAGAATAAGCTCACGGAGTACAGCCGTCGCAATCGTGGTAAGTATATGCCAGCTGAAATGCGAGAGGAACTTGATCGGCAGAAAGTCATCAAGTGCACCAAGGCCATCAAGGGCCTCGTTTACAGAGGAGAAGTAATTACTGATCCTGAGCGCGCTTACACGCTGCCAAAGTATGGCTGGATTTTTGAGCAAGTCTCTACAGGCATCATGGAGCGTCAAAATTTTATCAATGGCTCGTCAGCGAAGTAGCAGCATACGCTGAGAGTCACTTCAACCTTGAAAAACGACCGAAAGGTTCGACAAGAACTTATCGGCAGCAGTATGAAGATTTGGAACGCAAAGGGTTCACCCCTCCTGAATTGGAGGGGCTACCTGAGCTCCCAGAGTGTGCTAGTCATGTCTGGGACTGGTACGAACAACTAACCAACAGACGCACCACAGGGGCTATATCAGTCAACCCCATCACTTGGCCTGATTTAGAATCATGGAGTAATCTTACAGGTATCAAACCCAGGCAATGGGAGCTTGACTGTATAGCCCAGATAGACCTAGCATGGCGCATTTCAATCACACCCGAGTCCAAGGAGTAGTACATGTCAGGAACTGTTGATATAGCCACCCTTGGTCTTGAGGTCCGCTCCGATGGCGTAGTAGTCGCCAGCGATCGTCTTAAACAGCTTACCGCTGAAGGTACCAAAGCGGAAGGTGCCGCCAACAAACTCTCCTCCTCATTCTCTAATGTAGCCAAGTACATTCAATTAGCTACGGCCGCTCTTGCCTCCTGGCAGCTCTATCAGTACATCAAGGATGCTACTCTACTGGCAGCCCGCGTTGAAACGCTCCGCGTAGTGATGCACGCAGTCGGCAACAATGCTGGGTACTCTGCTGCTCAGATGGATGGCTTTACGCAACAAATAAAAAAGATGGGTATTACCACGCAAGAATCAATGAACAGCCTGATCAAGATGGCTGGTGCCCAGATGGACCTCGCTCAAGCAAGCAAGCTCGCCCGCGTTGCTCAAGATGCAGCAGTTATCGGTAACATAAATAGTTCGGAAGCCTTTGGAAGAATGATCCAAGGTATTCGTTCTGGTGAAGCTGAAATCCTTAAGACCATGGGCATCAATGTTCAGCTAGGTGATGCACAGAAAAAATATGCAGAATCGTTGGGCAAGACTACCGAGCAACTTACTGCTGCAGAAAAGACGCAAGCCAATATGAATGCTGTATTAGAATATGGCAAGAATATTGCAGGGGCTTATGAAGCCTCTATGAGTACAGCTGGGAAGATGATGCTTTCAATGAGCCGCTACACGGAAGAGTTCAAATTGAAGCTCGGAGAGGCATTCGCCCCGGCGTTAACCGTATTGATAGAACAGATGACTGTTGCACTGAAAGGTGCAGATGATGTTCTGGGTAAGAATAAGTCTACTGTATCTGCATGGGGTGATGTATTTCGTGAGGCCGTAATTTCTACCATGGCTGAATTACAGCGCTTTTCGATGCTGATTGATAAGGTTGGTGGGGCGCTTACAACCTTTAACTACATCTTCTACAAGACCCTTGAATTGACCGTTAGATTCATGACACTTGGACAGATGGGCGACGGCTTAAAAAATATGGCCGATGATGCCGCCGCCTTAAACAAGATGCTTGAAGAACGATACAAAGCTGGTATGAAAGCCCTAGAGGATTTAGGGCAGAAAAGTGCAGGGGCTCCTGCTGATGCCGGGAAACAAGCTGAGGTTGAAAGAGCCAAGCTGGCAGCCGCTGCCGCCCAGAAAGTACAGGTGGAAAAAGATGCCGCTGCAGCGGGTGCTGCACTGCGCCTAAAGGCCCAAAAAGCAGCAGCCCTTGCCGCTGAAAAAGCATATCAGCATGAAGTAGATAAAATCTACAACCAGTCCCAGGCCCACCTTGAGTCTCTGGCCTATACCGAAAAGCAGCAGCAGGATGATAAATTAGAGGCTGAAAAAGCCTTTGGTATTGCGTCAGAACAAATCTGGCAGCAAACCCAAACATATATCGAAGACAGTATCGCTTCTGAAAAGGAGCGTCTGCAAGTTCTACAGGAGATTCAAGACCTCAAGAATGAAACTCAGGCGATCAACACCTCCTTGATCCAAGACCCGTTCGCACGTGAACGGCAGATGATTCAGGATAATTATGATTTCAAAAAAGAGCTCCTTGATAAGGAGTATGATAATGCTGTTGAGAGTGCTGATAAGCGTCAAGCTTTGCTGCTGAAACTTGATGCTCTCGATAAACAGAAAACCCAAGACGGCGTCACCTTGGAAGTAAAGGCCACGAAATCCAAGTTGAGCACCATCGCGGATTACGCAGGGATGGGCGCACAGCTATTCGCAACGCTAGCTGATGCACAGGACCAGGCAAGCCGTAAAGGATTTGAATCCGCCAAAGCCATGAACATTGCTTCTGCTGTAATGTCCACTGCCGCTGGTATTATTTCCGCCTTCGCCAATCCTGGGGGTTATGCTGGCCTTGCAATGGCCGCTCTAGCCGCTGTTACGGGTGCCGCACAGATTGCTAAAATAGCTAGCACATCATTCGGTAGTACCGGATCAGTATCCGCACCCCCAGGAGCATTTAGTGTAGCCGGTGGTGGAGCTACAGGTTCGGGCGCAGGCCAAGGGATTACTGCTCCATACCAGTCCCTGCATAACTCACAGACCAGTGAGGATATGGATCGTATCGCCGGGAGCATGGATGGTGCCGCAATCGCCATGAACAAAGCCGCTGAAAGTTTATTGAGTATCGGTGAAATGTTCAAATCCAACATCATGACGATGTTGATGCAGATCGCCCCAGGGAGATTTACGGGTACCAATCAATCAGGGCCCGCAGCAATTGACAATCTTACCCAGTTTGATAATCGCGCTATGGATAATTTTAAGATCAGTACAGCTCTTTCCGACCTGTCAGGAACTGCAGCGGCAGCCCATCTCAATGAGTTGATTGCTTCAAAAATAGGAGAAATGGCTTTCGGAAGCAAGACATATACCCAAGGTGCCGGTATTACTGCGCAGCTGGTTAACGGTGAATTTCAGACTGGCGGATACCTGAAAAAGCACAAGGATGGCGGCTGGTTCACAGACAGCAAGACCAGTTACCAGAATACCCCTGTTGATGCTGCATTCCAAGAAGGCATGACCACCTTCTTCTCTGGCATCAAAACCGATATGCTGACTGCTTCCAAGCTGTTCGGCATGAGTGCTGTCGATGTGGAGTCTGGTTTCGCCGGAGCAAATACCAAGCTTGGTAGGGTTGCAACCGCTGGCGTTAAGCCCGAAGATTATCAAAAGGCTTGGGAAATACAGGTGACAGCTGCCGCTAATGCACTGGCCAACACCATCCCAGGGCTCAAAGATTTCCAGCTGGGCGGCGAGGAGCTGTTCGCTACATACTCAAGACTCTCCAATTCTATGCTCAATGTCAATGAGGCGTTAACTCTTGTTGGTGCAACTCTCATCCCAACTACAGGTGCAATCAATGATCTGGCCTACACCCTGGAGACCTCAATGGGCGGTGTTGAGGCCTTCAAAGAAAAAATGGATACCTATTTCACCTCCATCTTCACCGAATCTGAGCAAGAGGCCGCAAAATTAGCAGCTGCAACAAGAACCGTCAACTATGCATTCGCAGAGATGGAGGGCACGACGATACCAAAAACAAGAACAGAGTTCAAGGCATTGGTCTCTGGGCTTGACTTAACTACCGAATCAGGAGCAGCAACCTTCGCCTCATTGATAAATGCATCGGAAGCATTTGGCATTATGATGGATTCAGCGGATAAGGCCACGGAAAAACTGTTAGAAATCTCTCAAGCTATGGAAGATTTGCAGGTACGAAACCTGTCAGCGATGGGTCAAACTATTGCCGCACAACGTATGAGCAACCAGCTGGAGCTGCAACGTGCAGTCGCTGATGCAGAGAAGAATGCGATGGGGGCTGAGTATATCACCCGCCTCAAGAACACAATGGCCCTTGAGAATGCCGCTTGGGAGTTGTCAATATCCATTGATGCTGAGAAGAAACGGATCACAGAGCAAACGGCACGTGACCTCGAGGGCCTCTCTGAGAGGTCTGAAAAGTCCAAAGCAAAGGTTCAGGCCGACTATGACCTCAAGATAAAAGCCCTACAGGAAACACAAAACAAGGCCATTGAGAGTGCTCAAAAATCCATCGATGGCTTGGCTGATTCTGCAAGCAAGCTGAGATCGTTTGCTGATTCCTTGAAAAGCACCCTTGAAGAAATGCGACCATACTCCATGGCTGAGGCTCAGGGGCTCGCGGACAGAGCCATAAAGACAGGAAATATCAGCAACCAGGATGATCTGTCGAGGGCCGTGCAGACTTTCTCGGGTATCAATACCTCTAACTATGCAACCAAGGTAGACTTTGATCGTGACCGGCTGACCAATGCGAACAGGGTTGAGGCGCTGGGGAAGATCGCAGATGGACAGGCATCCGCTGCTGAGCGCGCTCTCCAATACGCTAAAGACCAGCTCGAAACTATGATAACTAACCATGAAAAAGAAATGGAGGCACTGAAAGCTGAGTCTACGAAGCAACAGGAGAGCATAACGCTGTCAGCCAATAGCCAGATCACGGCTATCAATCAGGCATCCGCTGCTCAAATAGCCGGGCTTGACAGCCAAATGTCTGCTGCAGTAACACAAATCACGGCTCTTTACAGCATCAATAATTCTGTGCTATCCGTAGCAGCAGCGATGCAGGGCTTTATGTCAACTGCTGGTGTTGCAATGAATCCATCCACAGTCACAAGTACCCTGCCGAAATTTGCAAGTGGTGGAATCACCAATCGGCCTGCAATCTTTGGTGAAGCTGGTCTAGAAGCAGCAATCCCAATGCCTGGGGGTTACATTCCAGTAAGAATAAGTGGCATGGCGGACAATTACAATGCCCTCCTTGTGGAAATGGCCGGGATGCGTGCTGAACTCAAAGCGCTACTCATCCAGATCAACAAGAACACCAAAGCTTCAACTGATATAGCTGAGGATTGGGATGCTAATGGTACACCCGATGTGAGGGTTGCATGAAGCTGATCCGCAAAAATACAATTACCGATAACTTGGGTGCCTTCACTCGTGCATCCACAAAGACATACGTTGATTACGATGGTGTGCTGAAAACTGCTGCCATTGATGAACCCGCATATGACTTCTCTGGTGGGGTATTCAATGGTTTGCTGATTGAGGGTGAGGCCACAAATCTGTTTTCCTACAGCAATGACTTCAACAACGCCGCATGGGCTAAAGCCAATTTAACTGCTGTCCAAGATGTAGTTGGTCCTGATGGTGTTGCTAATTCCGGGTGGACTATAACCGCAACCGGAACAGGAGTCCTTTATAGAGCGTCTGGCGTTACTGGGGTCTATGGTTATTCAATCCATGCAAAAGCCGGGGTAAATAGTTGGCTTAGATTAATGGCAGGGACCTCTGTGTGGTTTAATTTGGCCACAGGGACGTTAGGCACACAACAAGCAGGCGTCACCGGCAAAATTGAACTAATTGGCAATGGTTGGTACAAATGTTCAATATTGGCTGCCGCAACCGTTCCAGCTTATAATATATCGGCGTACCCTGTTGCGGCCAATGCCGTGACTTCTGTTGTCGGTAACAGTATTTTAGTCAGTGACACCCAGTGGGAAGCGGGGGCAATAACCTCCTACATTCCAACAACTACAGCAGCAGTAACAAGAGCGGCAGATGTAAATGGCACAACGATGTTGAGCAACGTGCCTGAAACTGAATATACAGCATGGAGTGGGATAACTGCATACGTGATTGGTAACAAGTGTATAAGGCTCCACAAGATTTATTCCTGCTTGGTGAACAACACTAACTATGCCCCTGAAAGCAATTCAACAGGAGCAGCCCCTAAGTGGCTCGATGAAGGCTACGACAACACGTGGAAGATGTTCGACGAGGTGGTTGGCTCCCAGACCTCCCAGGCCACCAAGATAAGCGTCGCTATAAAGGCAGGCAGGTTCGACAGCCTGGGGCTATTAGATTTGGACGTGGATCACATCTATGCTACCCTACATGATCCTATAGAAGGCCTGGTGTTCAGGGAGCACATCGATGTTGCAAACAAGACCTATACAGCACCGAGCGACAGCTACCTGTTCGCTCCGATTATCTTGCAGAAGAATGTGATACTTGCAGGGATAGGTCAGTATCCGAATGCCACCTTGTCGCTTGTTCTGGTGAAGGCAGGAATGGCTTTGATCGGCACCATGATAGTCGGAGCGCAGCGCGATCTAGGAATGACGCTGCAGAACCCTACCATCGATATCAAGGATTTCTCCAAGAAGGATGTCGGTGCATTGGGGGATTTCTCTGTCCTGGAACGTGCTTTCTCGAAAAGGATGAACTGTGAACTCCAGCTGTCTAGCAGCAAAATGGACAGCCTGTATCGTCTCCTGGCTCGGCATCGCGCAAGCCTTGATGTGTGGATCGGTGCCGATGATAAGTTCAGCGCCATGATCCTTTATGGGTTTTATCGCAACTTCAGGCTTTCGCTACCCTTACCTAACGATGCGCGCTGCACTCTAGAAGTTGAGGGGTTATCATGAAAGCCATCGATCCTATCGTTATAAATACAGCAATAGATTTCACCAGAGCATCCATAGCAACCTATACTGATTCTGATCGTGTGTTGCAAACTGCGGCCATTGATGAACCTCGTTATGATTATGCTGGCGGTGTGTTTAATGGGTTGCTGGTTGAGGATGCGGCTACAAATCTAGCAAAATCAAGTGAGAATTTCAGCAATGCTACATACTGGACTCCTTCTGGTTTACAGGCATTTGGTGCAGGCTCCATCGCCAATGCAACGACTGCCCCTGATGGTAACAATACCGCAGATTTTATTTGTGAAAATACTGCTTTAATTGCCCATCGTTTGTTAGTTCCGGCAGGGAACGCCCTTGTATTAAATGCAGATGATGTAGTTGCATTTTCTGTGTATGCCAAAGCAGGCACCCGTAATTACATTTTTATCAGGCTGAATGCTGCTGGTGGCGATCCTGTAAATGGAAATGTGAGATTAACAGATGGTGCTGTTACACAAACCCTTAGCGGCGTTATTACAACAGAATATCAAGGTGATGGGTGGTGGCGAATTATCGGAGTAGGCACTGCACTGACTACAGCCACAGCTTATATGGAGTATAGGATCAGTAATGCTGACACTTACGCAAATTACACAGGTGATGGGGTTTCCGGTATTTACGTTTGGGGAGCACAACTTGAATTAGGCTCAGAAGCAACATCCTACATCCCAACAACCACAGCAGCAGTAACAAGAGCCGCCGATGTAGTGGGTTCTGGAATGTTATTGAGCAATGTCCCTGAAACTGAGTATGTAACGTGGGATGGTGTTACAACATATGCTTTGGGTGACTTGAAGATTTACAACCATAAAGTTTACGAATCATTACAAGCAGGTAACTTGAACCATGACCCGGTAACAGCTACAACATGGTGGCTTGATACAGGCTACGATAACCGCTGGAAAATGTTTGATACAGGCACGAGTTCTCAGACCACTCAAGCGGAAAATATCACCGTGACCATACGTCCTGGGGAGATGGACTCCCAGGCGCTGCTAGATATTGAGGGCTCAATCCTGGATATCGCCTTGGTTGACCCTGTTGCAGGTGTTGTGTATTCGGAGACAGTGAGCGTAGTTGATAACGCCTTTATCACTAGCTCATATCTGTACTTTTTTGAGCCCATCGATTACATCGATGTTGTTGTAAGATTAAACCTCCCAAGCTACCCGAATGCCTTGCTATCCATCAGCCTTCGGCATCCAGGAGCTTATGCAAAGATAGGCACCATGGGCATAGGGAGTGTTATTGACCTCGGCCCAAGCTCAGAAGGCATGTCGGCAGGTATAAAGGACTACAGCAAGAAGGAGCAGGACGACTTTGGGAATTATTCGGTGCTGGAGCGCGTATACAGCAAGACTATCGAATGCGAGACCATGATACCAAATACGCAGGTAGATGATGTTCACGATATGCGATCTACATACCGCGCACGACCACTGATCTACATAGCGGACCCTGAGTTCGCCTGCATGACAGCCTATGGATTTTATACACGATTTGGAATAGCGATACCTTACCCAGATGATTCACTTTGTAACATAACGATTGAGGGGTTGACATGACCATATCATTGATTGAAACAGTATTAATCCCGGCGTTACGCTCATCGCCGGGAACATTCCCTGCCAAGATGGAACAGTGGATGATAGATCACCCTACTTGGACAGCAGAACTGAATGCTATCGTTACCGATATAAATACGGCATCAGGCTTCGTCGGTGCGGCAATGGCGGCAAAGTGGGTATCCGGAACAACGTACACGGATGGTGTGCTTGTGTGGAGTCCTACTACTCGCTTAACGTATCGCAGAAAAGGAACAGGCGCAGGTACAACTGATCCTGCTTCTGATACAACCAATTGGGCGCATTACCCAGTTGCTACACAGGCTGAGGCCGAGGCAGGTACTTCTGACTTGGTGATGATGAGTCCGTTGCGAGCCCAACAGCATCTTGCGTATCAGTTCCCCAAATTACCTGGCGTTTATTCTGCAAGGACTACAAATACAATTCTCGCAGCCGCAGATAATAGAACTTTCATTGATGTGACCTCTGATACATTTAGCCAAACCCTAACCGCTGCTGCTACGTTGGGGGCAGGCTGGCATTGCTTCTACAGCAATAGTGGAACTGGCGTGGTTACGATTGATCCTAATGGTGCGGAAACAATCAACGGTTCGGCTACACTGGCTTTGTATGAAGGGGAAAGTGGTTATCTGTACTGTACTGGAACAGCCTTTTTGTTTCTGTATGCAGGGAGAGTTAAGAAGTCTGGGGCGGGTAGTATCATATTAGCAACGTCTGCCGGTTCTTCTGTGACTGTACCTGCTTCTGGTACGTTGGCAACAACCGGGCAAATTCTTCCTGTAGCTAGTCAAAGTGATATGGAAACAGCCACGAATAACGGAGCAATAACAACACCACTTGCTGTCAAATGGCATCCTGGGGTTGCTAAAGCGTGGGTTCAATGTGGTGCTACTGGCAACATTATATCAAGCCACAACATTACATCACTGACTGATGACGGAACTGGTCAAGTAACAGTCACAATTGCTACCGATTTTTCATCTGCTAATTACGTGATAACAGCAATGACTGGAGGTGGTGCCGCCGCAACATTTCCAATTCTGGTAGGGGCTGCAACTGCGGGTGCATTTACTATCGGAGCTATAAACTTAGCTGGAGCACAAGCTGACCCGGGAAGTTATCGAATATCTTGTTTTGGAGACCAATAACATGATGAAACTGTGTATTAAAACACCAACTGGTGTAGCAATTATGACTGTTGTATTCCCTCATGAATTTACTGAAAGAGAGGATATAACACTTGAAGAATTGAACACCTTTGCCGATAACGAGGTTGCCCGGTGGTCTGCCGCAAACCCTGGCAAATATATCAGCCATCGTGAGATAACCGATGCTGACATTCCTACAGATCGTTTAAAGCGGCACTTGTGGGCTGACATTACGGATTTGCCCTGTATTGACATACTTCCCGACCCTGAACCAACCAGAGAAGATAAGAAGAAAGCCAGACAGGAACTTGTCGATGTAATCAAAGTAACCACCTCAACAGGTAAGGAATTTGATGGTGATGAAATCAGCCAAACCAGAATGGCTCGTGCAATCATCGGAATGCAGGCCACAGGACAACCGACATTGACATGGGTACTTGCTGACAATACTCCAACAGAAGCAACACTGGTTGAACTCACGGAAGCAATGTGTCTTGCTGGTGCGGCTCAGGCGGCTGTATGGGTAATACCTGAATGAAGAAAACTCCGTGGTATCCATTCTATATATGTGAGCATGTGGTCCTTGAACCAAGGTTATATCCTTGGTGTCCGAAAAAGAAAGAAAACTGTAAGTATGCCTTTAATGCAGATAAGTGTGAGGATGCTAAATGAGATATCTTTATTTGATTGTTATTCTGGTCATGCTGAACGGTTGTTCTTTGAAACAGATCACGTACACCGCTGCACTGACAACACTTGCCGCTGATTGGGCGCAGACTAAAGACCTGAGAGAGATGGGCCATTATGAAAAGAACCCTATTATGGGAAAGCAGCCCTCCCAGGAGATTGTCGACTTATATTTTGGATCGATATTCTTAGCAGTAGTTGCAAGCCATTATGTTCTCAATGACAAATGGGCTCCTTGGGTGTATGGAGCTATCACACTTATTGAAACACGTTCTGTGTGGAGAAATGCTAGCAGAGGTATAGGTTTGAATTTCAAAGTATTCCAGTATTAATATCTTACAACCGGAGGTAATCAATGCCAAACCATGACACTGATGTAGAAAAGCTGAGGGAAATCATTGATGACCTTCCTGACAGTAGCGACCATGCAGGAATGGAGCGTAGAGAGTATTCACTCACAAAAGGTGATGTTCTGCTGATATACAAGATTGCTAAAATTGCGGGTGGTCATGATTGCCCATTCCAAGAAGAAGAATCACGAACGTTACAGAGTGTCGCAAAGAACATCAATAGAACTCATACGCTAGCATACACTGCAATTGTTTTGGGTTTGGTGGGGGCTACTCTTAGTGGGTTATTACTTCTAGCTAAGTATATCATTGTTGAATTTGTGAAACATGGAGGTTCTTTGAAATGAGCATATTCGGAAAGGTATCAACATCAAATCTTGCAACGTGCCATCCTGATCTTCAACGACTTGCAAATGAGGTCATAAAATACTTTGACCACTCTGTAATTTGTGGTCACAGAAACAAGAAGGATCAGGACAAGGCCGTAGCTGATGGCAACAGCACAATTGAATGGCCCAAGGGTAAGCACAACAAGTTCCCGAGTGAAGCAATCGACGTTTCTCCGTATCCGATCAACTGGAAAGATGAAGAGGCATTCTCATTGCTTGCCGGCGTATACCTAGGCGTTGCAGCAATGATGGGCATCAAGATCAGAATAGGTGCGGATTGGGATGGGGACTTCAACACCCTCGAACATTCATTCAAGGACAGACCTCATATCGAGTTAGTCATATAAGGAGGGTGCTATGGTCACGCTCAAGAAAGAGGATATCCGAAGTGATCTTGCACTAGCAATAGCAGTGCTTCGTACCAAGTATCATGTAACTGTCGTAGGCCATGAAAATTGTCCTTATCTTGAGAATGAACAGAAAGCGCTTGATGGTATTCTGCGCTTATTGAGGAGGCTGAACGAGTAGGCATAGCTGCAAAGACTACAGACCAGATCATTCAGGTGTAGGCACCAATTACAGATGCATTTGTGGTATAAGTTATATCTGTGTCAGAAGATGGCCGTAGAAAAAGTGGGTAAAACTAAGGTAGAAGGGGGTTTGCAATGGATTGGATTATTGGAAAAGGGTTGCGGTGGGTAGGCGGGAAGTTCGACGGGTACAAAACCAAGATCGGCGGGTTTGGTCTGATACTGCTTGGTATCATTGGCATTATCAACTTCATATGGCCGGACATAGTTCCTGGCGTACCGCATATGTCGCTTGAGGAAAGCATAGGGTCAGTGACAGGCGGTTGCGTTGCTCTTGGTATTGGCGGCAAGATCGACAAGAACACCGCCGCAGTTAAAGAGGCATCAAGTGTCGCCAAAGCTGAGTAAAGAGGAACTGGAAAGGGTCTTGGGCAAAGACCAGAAGATCACTTTCCAGAAGACGTGGAACATTGATTGGGAATACCCAGTCATCAACTTCTTCAAACGAATAAAGGAGATACTCTCATGTGGGAAAAAATGAAATTAATGATGTCACGAATGGGTACATTTCTTTGGCCCGTGATAAAAGAGTTTCTTCGTGCAAGTGCGCCTGTTGTGGAAGCGGCTGCGCTTGCTGCCGTTAGAATAACGATTGCAAAATATGCGGGTAGTGTTGCAAGTAACTCTGTAAAACATGACGACGCGTATGATCTTGTGCTGGATGAACTGAAGAAACAGGGCCTGCAGATGACAAAGGACTTCTCTGAAAAAATGATCGATACGGCCATTGCGGCCGCAGTTGAACAGCTTAAATAGGTTTACTTTCCGTGAGACTCGTGGTATTATAATTAAAGGAGTTCATCATGAAAAACATCATACTGGCAATAATCTTAACACTGGCACTGGCTACAACGGCATCCGCCACCACGGTCAAACTTCAGTGGGACGCCAATGCTGCATCAGAACAAGTAACAGAGTATCGTGTCTATCAAGACGGCGTAAAGGTAGCCACGGTAATATCCCCAGCAACTACAGTAACGCTGCCATCAGTAACACCGTCCGCCCATTCGTTCTATGTGACCGCTGCCAATATGACTGGAGAATCTGCACCAAGTAACACAGTAACCATGCCAGGTATGCCGGGAGCACCAGCGGGGATGAAGATCACCGTGACAGTTACAGTAGACGTTCAGTAAAGGAGCAACCAAGATGACACCAAAAATAGAGAACAGATCATACAGCTACCAGGGCTACAATGTCTGCTCAGTCTCGGCCACTCTCAACATCTACGCCGGGGAAGCCGTGATTGCCTCAACAGGCATCTCCGCCAGCTACAACATCTCTGAACCTGATTTCCAACAGGAGATTACCCGCCAACTCAATGAGCAGGTATTTTCGTATCTCGGCAAATTACAGGAGTTAGAGACATTGCGAGTAGCAAGATTTCCGACAAGCACAGACTTTGAATCAGCGGTCAATCAGATATTTGATCCGATCCAGACGGTGATAGGGGGCTGATATGACATGGAGCGCAAAAGCAACGCTAACCGGATTAAATACCGAACTCAGCGAAACAACCAACGTGGACGCCAACTATACAGCCACAAACCATTTCACTCAATGGGACACGCTCAACCCCGGCGAATCTGCGGAATTGCAGATAGGTGTAGCTTTTGGCGCGACCGGTGCTGATATCTCATACCGGATCATCACCACGCTGGACGATAGCTCCGAAGTTGCCAACACAGTTGCAACGACTGCTGGCTCTGTGCCGTTTGTGGCTTCCACAACACAGTACCGCCCTCATAAGGTCTCTGGATGCTCTAAATTCCGGGTTGAGGTGCGGAAGTACGGCGTGACTGCCGGAGCGTATACCCCGAACGTGTATGTTAAAAAAGACGGGATTTCTATCTGATGGGCTACTGGACCCGTAAAAAGGTAGATTGGACCAGCAAGCCACCGCTTGGCACTCCCCTGCGCTCTGATGGACATTGGGGTGTTGAGGGGTTGGCGGGTGCTTGGGCGTTTAATGAGGGTGCAGGTGCTACGGCCTTTGACTCTGTTGGTCATGCCAATGCCACACTAAAAACAGCAGCATTTTTTAATAGTAACGGGCTGCAATGCGTTGATGCTGCTGGTGGACACGCGATAACCGGGCAAGGGACCACACCATCTCAACTTACAGGCCCACAGACAGTAATAGCTCGTGCAAGCAGGCCAGAGGTTGGTGCAGCGGCGTATGAAGGATTATACTCAGTTAGGTATACTACAGCACCTGTATCATTGAGGACAGGCGAGGGGCCATCTATACAATGTGCTTGGATATCATCAAATGGGGCCGCAGTAACACCCTATATTGTTGGGGGATTCCCCTATGATGCTGTATGCACAGTCGGGTATGTATTTGATGGTGTAGGTGTAAAACTCTACTCCTCCGCCAAACCTTCTGGGGATGCAAACGATTATAAAGTTACGGCTACAGCAACACGGTATATTGATACAACAGCCCAGATTGGTCTTGGTGGGGATGCCCGGTTTTTTTCAACAGGTGTATACAGTTCAAACATAAATCTCCAGGTAGTATTGGTGCACTCAAGAGCCCTCTCCGCCTCCGAAATAGCCAGCTTATCCGCAAACCCCTGGCAGATATACGAGCCAGAGATCAAGTGGGTGTGGGTGGAGGATGGGGGAACACCAACATTCAAGCCATTCTGGGCATTGCAATCAAACCAAATAATTCAGCCAGGAGCATTCCTATGAGGCGTAATATAGCGGGTCAATTTATCGGATGCCAGTTACTCTCAAAAACTGACGGCACTCCTGTTGTCACCGGGGATACCACGGTTTATGTAACGGGTGATGCCGGGACTCAAGCAGCTGGTTCGGTTGGCGCTGGAGCCTGTGTTCATGAGGGCAATGGTTACTGGTCATATGCACCAGCCCAGGCTGAGACCAACTACACTCAGGTGGCGTTCACGTTCACCAACACAGCAGCTTGCAATGCAACGGTACAAACATTCCCTGTAGTTGATCCTCTGACAGCTGTGGAAGTAAGGACGGAGTTAGACACCAACAGTACCAAGCTTGCAAATCTCGATGCTGCTGTGTCAACCAGATCAACATATGCCGGTGGAGCGGTAGCCTCAGTCACAGCAGGAGTAACAGTCACCACCAACAATGACAAGTCCAACTATACGCTTGCTGCAGGTCATGGGCTGGCGGTAGATAGCACAGTTGCCAAAGAGACTACTCTTGGAGTGGTGGCTGGATATCTTGATACAGAGATTAGCGCAATCAAGCTCAAGACTGACAACCTCCCAGCACAGCCAGCAGCAGTGGGCTCCAATATGGGTTCTGTTGCTTCAGTCACAGCCGGAGTAATAGTAGCTGACAAGACCGGGTTCAGTCTTGCCACAGCACCACCAACGGCTGCGGAAACAGCTACAGCGGTGTGGGCAAACGCTACCCGTTCATTGACTACCTTTGGCTCATTGGTTGCTGATATAGCCACCGCAGTATGGGGAGCAGCAACCAGAACTCTGTCAGCATTTGGGTTCACAGTTCCTGCGACTGTTGCAGATAAAACAGGATACTCATTGGCTACTGCACCACCCACAGTATTGCAAATCAGAACTGAAATGGATACCAACAGCACCAAGCTTACCAACCTAGATGCTACAATAAGCTCTAGGTCAACCCTTGCGGCAGGTGCAGCAATGACCTTGACTGGAGCCTATGATGCGGCAAAGACCTCAGCTACCCAGGCTAGTGTGGATGCTATTCCAACCACCCCTCTGCTAGCTGCCAACTACATAGCTCCTGATAACACCAGCACAGCAGCAATCAAGCTCAAGACAGACCAGTTGGTGTTTGTTGGTGGTAAGGTTGAGGCTAATGCTACAGCAACGGTGGATACCACAGCAGTAGCTACTGGGGTTCTTGATGCACTACTTGCAGACCACACAGTGGAAGGCAGTCTTGCAGTCAAGATTTCAGACCTCACAGCAGGGGTTGACCCCATGGCTACTGTGGTTGCTGGCTCTGATCCCCCAGTTACTCGTGGTGATATGATCGACTCCTTCTACATCCCAGATTATATTGGTCCTGTGGTGACTATCCCAGCCCCCACCAACCCTGACAACCAGCGGCTATATGGTTCGATCAAAGAGCTTGGGGCTGTATGGGCTGAAGGGGATACGCTCACCCTGACCCCAACCGGCACGCAAACAGCCAATGGTTCAATCTTAAGCAATCAATCTGTTGTCTGCTCAGTAGCCACTACTGGCAGCATCATCGATCCGGCAGATGGCCTCGCAGGTACACTGGTTGACAAAGGTGCAATGATAACCATCGAGTGTAAGCGAGGCACTAATCCAGTGGTAACATATTTCAGCAAGACAATTACGATCACTGCTGACGATACCAAGGATGTAAGCACGTATTGATGGTTCGTACATATATAGGGAATATTTTTATACTTTTTTCTTTTCTCCATTTTTTTAAAAGTGCATATTATTGTATTTTGCGTATTTATGATAAAAATTACAATGACTTATCATAAATATTCTATTACCCTCAACGTATTTGTTGTTAGCCTGGGGTGCTTTCTTTTTCTTCGATGTTTTTTATTTTTATTTTTTATGTGCATGTATATGATAAAATATTAAACGATAATAATAAAATGGTCGTATACAATAGGCCTTCTTTTATGCTATCATAACAACGATAAAAGGATTAAGGACTGCATACTAATTTAATAGGAGCTGCATTATGATTACCCTTGAACAAGGCCTAGGTATTTTTGTCTGCTGTCTTTTAATCTATATCCTCTGGTATCTGTGGCTAGAGTATAAGATCGGCATCAACGTGCAACAGCTGTCCTGTGGGTGCAGAGCTCTCTCCCCCAGGAGAGAACCTGATAGGATTGCATGGTACTTACGGACGGAAAGGATACGCAGCTTCCAAAGCGTTTATATATGCAACCAATGCGGGGCAGTTTTGAAAGGGCTGCGGCGATGATCGATTACAAGTACAAAACAGACCCTTTCGATCATCAGCATGAGCGGTTCTTGCTGTATCGTGACAGAGAAGCTCACGCCCATCTATGGGAGCAACGGACAGGCAAATCTAAGATCACTATAGACACCATGGCATATCAGCATTCACGTGGCAACATAACAGGGGCATTAGTCATTGCACCTAATGGCGTGCATCTGAATTGGGTGAAGAATGAGATACCTACACACATGCCAGAATATACCGGCTGCGAGGCCTTTGCTTATGAGTCTACACCCAAGGCCATGCAGAAGAAAGAGCTTGAACGCCTGATGAAGACCACGAGTCATGGTCTACGTGTGCTGTCTATGAATATCGAAGCTATCCGTACGCCTAAGGGGTTCGCCTTCGCAAAACAATTCCTACAGTCTTATCGCAGCATGCTCACTATTGATGAGGGCTCGATAATAAAGACCTTCAATGCCAGTCAGACTGAAGCCGTGCTTAAACTAGCTGGATTAGCCCCGATACGACGTTTACTGAATGGTACTCCGGTTACGCAGTCACCGCTAGACATATTCCCACAGTTCACCTTCTTGGACCCGCATATCCTCCGCACGTCGAGCTGGTACGCTTTCCGCAATCGTTATGCTATACTTGAGACCCAAGGCCAGATGAAGCGGTTCATATGTGGTAAGCTTGATGGCATCGCTGGAAAGCTCGGCTCATATTCATGGGGTCCTCCAATACTGTCTGAGGAGAATGGGGTGATAACGGCAGGACAACAGCCGATGGAAGATGGCCGGAATATAGACTTCATTTTGGTGCAGAAAAAGATGCGGACACTATATGACCTCAATTGGAGTATAGAAGGCAAGCATGGCGGCACTGAGCTTATAGTGTTGCAGCCTGGGGATGTGTACACCGTCATCGCTGGCTACCAGAAACTTGATGAGCTCAAAGCATTGATCGATCCGCACTCTGATCGTGTCCTGAAGGTTGATTGTCTTGACCTCCCTGAGAAGGTATACCAGAAGCGCTACGTGCCATTATCGACCAAGCAGCAGCAGATGTATAATGAGCTGAAGCGCCGCAGCCTGGTAGAGGTCAACGGTAAGTTCGTGACTGCATCTAATGCCCTCGTGAAGATGCTGCGCCTCCAACAGATAATCGGGGGCTTCTACGTCCCTGATGAGAGCATTCAGCTCGGATTGTTCGAGGATAACAATCTGGAGCGCATCGCCGATAACTTTGCAGATTTAGATGGTATTCCGATCGATAAGGTGAACCCCAGGATAGAATCCCTCCTGGAGGATATCGAGCAGACTTTTGGAAAGGTGCTTATCTGGGCACGATTCAAGTCTGAGCTCCGAGCGATCGCTAAGGCGCTTCGGGAAAAATATGGCCCTGATGCCGTGGGTGAAGCTCACGGTGGGCAGAAGTCCGAGCAGCGACAGATCACGATAGATTTGTTCCGTGAGGCTGAGTTACCACGGTTTCTGGTGGCTAATCCAGCAGCCAAAGGGGTCAGCCGAGGACAGAATCTGTGTTCAGCTGCAACTGAGCACTACTACAGCAACAGCTTCTCCCTTGAGGATAGATTACAGAGCGAGGATCGTCCGCACAGTCCAGGGCAGAAGAACAACCTGGGGGTAATCGATTGGATCGCGCCCGATACACTCGATGAGAAGGTTGTTCAGGCCCTCAGAGATAAGAAAGAACTCGCAGACATGATTACCGGCGATAAGCTAATCAATTGGATTTAGAAAATAATTGCTCGCAAGTAAAATAACTATGTACAAAGAAGAAAAAGCTATATATAGTCAGATCATTGTTAATAGGAGCTGCAATCATGAGTGAAAAATCAAGAGTATTCGTAGTACAGGAACCGACAAAATTTGACCACGCACAGCAGAAATTGGTCACTGTGTTCAACTTCAATAAGGCGGCCAAATACGGTGAAATCATCATACTGCTGCCGCAAGGTCAGGTCGCATTGAGCCCAGCACCTACGATCTTTGCACTGAAGGAAGGTTTGCGGGATTTCTGTGATGATGACTATTTGATCCCTGCTGGTGACCCTTCAGCTATAGCCATGGCCGTTGCGATCGCCTCGGCTAACAACAGAGGGCGCTTCAAGCTGCTCAAGCATGACCGCGATGCACGTGATTACATAAAGGTTGAGGTGGATATCAACAAGAAGCTCGGCACTACACCACTGACGTCGGGCACATTTACTGCTTAAGGGAGGATTGTATGACGGAGAAGAACAGCTTCATGGATCAGATAGCAAATGCAGGTATTGATGAGGAGCCTGCAATCGATGAGCTCGCACGGGTGACACAGCTCGCTCAGAAACAGCTCGAGCTGCTCGGCGAGGGCATAACCAAGGGACCTACTGGTGATGCGATACAGGGACTACGTGACTGGGCCAAAAGAGAGAAGGTTCAGCCGCTGGAATCGCTCAAGGGGTTCAGCATCGCTAATCTAATCGGAGCTCTTGTTGAGCGCCTCTCTGAATATCGCAAGCTGAGTGAGATTGATCTGCCTGCTGCGATGGCTGCTGTCGGCGGCGTGGGTCTATCACAGTTCAAGCTGTCAAATGGTTACACGGTAACCATTAAGGAAGATATTCGGGCTGCATTGAAGGTCAATATGTGGACCTTGCTGCTTCCGTGGATGGATGAACATGGCCTCGGGGACATAGTGAACGATGAGATTAAATTCAGCCTTGACCGCCGAAAGGAACAGTTCCCGCTGACAACCGACATAGCAACAGAGTTATTCATGGTCGCCAAGGAGAACAAGATCATACCAGCGGATGCCGTAGGCATGACCAAGGGTGAGGCGATCATTGCCTTCTCCAAGGTATTCTGCGAAACTGCCGGCGAGGAGAAGCTCTCGATCAATGCCGCTACACTCAAAGCAATGGTCAAGGAGCGGCGTGAGAAGGGAGTGGAGTTCCCCCAGGACTTGTTCAGCATTATGGACTTCAAGAAGGCCTTGGTAGAGCCACCGAAAGCTACTGCATCTAAGAAGAAATAAATCCAATTTAGGCAGTGTTACGCTATCGGAGTAGCGGGGGCGGCATCGATGCTCATGGCAATAAGATGCTCACGCGCCGCCTGCATAAAATCAATGATTATAGGAGAGTAACATGCCAAATTTAGAGCTGACCATATCACCTGAGTATGTAGGAGACTGGAACATACAGGCCGCTATCAGAGAGATATATCAGAACGCCCTCGATCAGCAGACAGTGGACCCTGAGAATGAGCTGTTGTTCGATTATAACCCGCAGACCTTGGTGCTTCGTATAGGCAACAGGAAGAGCGCGCTGGATGTGTCCACGCTTGTCCTGGGGAAGACGAGCAAGGCCAAGAATGAGAACGTCATAGGGCAGTTTGGGGAGGGCTACAAGTTGGCCTTGGCTGTTTTGCTACGTCTAGGGAAGACCGTCACCATCTACAACAATCCCTCTGTTTGGACCCCAACTATCAAGATCAGTGAGGCCTTCAATACTGCAGTCCTCAATATCAATATTATCAAGTACCGCTTCAAAGCCTGTCCTGAACATGATCTGATTTTCAGCATAAATGGTATAACGGCAGAGGAGTACGCTACCATTGTAGACAGCAACAGGAACCTACACACTGATAATCAGCACGTGTTCCTGATAGCGACTCAAGGTGTAATTCTTCTTGATCCTAAGTACAAGGGACAGATATTCGTTAGAGGCCTGCACATCACCACCCTTCCTAAGGCGGCCTATGGTTACGATTTCGAACCGAAGCATGTCAAGATCGGTCGTGACCGCGATCTGATTAACGAGTTCGATATCTATTACAAGACAGCAGCGATGTGGGCTGGTCAGGCGGGGCATGCTGAAATCATCAAGAAGATGATAGAAGATAAGGCACCAGATATTGAGCACATTGATAGCTATGTCTGGCAGATACCGACTGAGACCGTCAAGTATATCGGCGGCAGCTGGTATTGTGAGCACGGCTGTACTGCTTACCCGGTAACAAGCCAGCGGGAAGCTGACAGCGCTCGGTCGCTCTACGGTAATGGTGCGAAGATCATCATTGTATCTGAGCAGCTCATGGCAATCCTTAAGCGCACGGATGAATATAAGAACTTCACGGCAACGAGCATCACCAAGGAAAAGCCATATGATCTGCTGCGAAGGCTGCTCAAGCATCCGGACAGATACAGACCAGCCGTGTTCACAGAGCTGAAGACGGTGGTTGAGCTGGCGAAGCACTGGGACTGGAAACGCGTTTAACTTCGGCGGGACTTCCCGACCGTTAACACCCCAAGGGGTGCACTAAAGCAGAAGGAGCAAGACATGACGACGAAAGCAAAAGGAACAGAGACGAAGGATGAGACAACAAGTGTAGCTGTAACCGAAGCAGCGGGCGCATTGGCAATGGTTGAGATGTTTGAGGGGCTGGCCGGAGAGGGCTTCGAGGATGCTGGCGCTTCAGCATATGCCATTCCGTTCTTCAAGGTGCTCCAGTCCATGAGCAAGCAGTGCAAGAGAGCGAATCCCGAGTACGTCGAGGGCGCTATCGAGGGCAACTTCTTCAACACGGTCAGCAACGGCGTGTATGACGGTACGAATGGCGTTCTGTTTATCCCGGTGCACTTCGTTCAGAAGTTCCTCGAGTGGGCAGGTACGCTTGATGAGGGTGGCGGGCTGATCGCACAGCATGACGTTGCAGCAGGGATGGACCTTCTCAGTCAGTGTACCCGTGATGCTGATGGCAATGATCGCCTGCCCAACAACCACATCATCCAGGATGTTCGTGAGCATTATGGTCTGGTGATAGACCCTGACACGCTTGTACCGATGGCAGTAGTGCTGTCGATGACGTCCACGCAGATCAAGAAGAGCAAGCGCTTCATGAGCAACATGGGTGCCATGAAGCGGAATCCACTCCAACCGCGGCCTGATGCGAGCTACACGCACGTATACCGCCTGACCACCGTCCCAGAGAAAAAGGATCAGTTCGATTACTACGGACTGCAGATCACGCATGTCTGTGGTATTGAGGATGCAGCCAAGATGGAGCTCTTCCAGAACGTTGAGAACGTCTTCACCACAGCGCAAGAGTTCAGGGCCATGGTGAAGTCTGGCAAAGCAAAACCTGCTGATGATGTAGACGTCCCCTTCTAAATAGCATGCTCCCCGCTACTGAGTTCGCTCGGTAGCGGGGTATATTTTTGCCAAAGATCGATGCTATGAGGGGGACTGAATGACGGTTGACGTTTTAGCAGCAGAATTTATGGCTCTGTTTTCCGGACTGGATAGGGTGCATGGTGAGTACAGAGTCCCCCCAGGGACAGCTCCTGATGAGAATGGTAAGCTGAAGGGTAAGGCTGCAACACTCGCAAAGCCTATTACCAAAGAGCTCTGGATGAAGCACCTATCCGGCGAGATTGGTATCGGGATAACGCCTATCCGTGAGGATGGTACGTGTTCCTGGGGTGCTTTGGACCTTGACTTTTATGATGCCTTCGATCATGTTGGGATGGAGCGTAAGGTTGAGAAGCTAGGGTTGCCGCTGGTTGTCTGCCGCACTAAGTCCGGTGGTTGTCACCTATACCTATTCATGACCGAGCCTACGCGGGCAAATATAGTCCGCAAGAAGCTGCTTGAGTTTGAGCTCGCATTGGGGTTCGTCAATAGCGAGATATTTCCAAAGCAGGACAAGATAGAGAGTGAGAAGGACTTTGGTAATTGGATCAACATGCCTTATCAGAAGGCGCTCCTTACTGTCCGCTATGCATTTCGTGCGGGTAAAGCTGTTCCTGTTGATGAGTTCATAGCCTTTGCGAAGTCAAAGGCGGTGAGCAGCTCTGAGCTCGTAAAGATTAAGCCTAATACGGCTGCATCAGATGAGTTTGCTGATGCCCCCCCATGTCTTCAACATCTGGCCAATGTAGGCTTCACCGATAACAAGAATAGTGCCCTGTTTAGCATGGGCGTATATGCTAAGCGTAAGTTCCCAGAAGAGTGGGAAGAGAAAATATTTGACTACAACAACCGCTTCATGGGTCCCGGTACATATGCAGAAGTGCAAGGTATCATCAGGAGCCTGACCAAGAAACAAACTTACGTTTACAAGTGCAACGATCAACCTATCTGTGGTGTTTGTAACAAGAAAGAGTGCTTCAAACGGCCCTTCGGTATTGCCCCTGACAAGGAGGCCAAGGGAAATGGGCCTTGCATCCTGGACGACGTGGATCGTCCTGTGAAGTGCTATGTACCACCAGAAGGCAGCGATGATGAACCACAGTGGGTGTTCAAGATTGCAGGCAAGATGTTTGATGTGTCCGTTGACATGATCCGTGACCAGCAGAAATTTCTACGGGAGTATCTTAAGAAGTTCCACCGGATGGTGCTGCCAATAAAGGAGCCTCGGTGGGTAGACATGATAAACGACCTGCTATCTGAGCAGGATATCATAGAGCTCCCACCCGATGCAGGGCCTGAAGGACAACTCTTCCTACATATCGAGCAGTTCTGCACCGGCAAGGTTCAGGCCAAGGCTCAAGAGGAGCTCCTGCTTGGCAAGCCATGGACCGATGAGGGCCGAACGTATTTCCGCAGCAAGGATTTAATGAAATACCTGGATCAGCAGCACTTCAGAGAGTTCAAGGAGAAGGCCCTCTGGGCTATCCTACGCCGAAAAGGTGCTAAGCATCATAAACCGATGATTAAAGGACGCTGCATTGGTTGCTGGTCAATAGATCAGTTCGCACGGCAGACTGAGGACTTTATTCAACCAACTATGACTAATACGGAGGCTTTCTAATGAGTACATTGTTAAAGATACAGTTCAGCCTATACAAGCTGCTCCCATATATGCTCATGTTTCTCTTTATCTTCTTTACCGTCGGCGGTGTGCCCGATACCTGGCGCGCTGTCTATCAGCTCGGCGGCGTGCTGCTCATTCTGCAGCTGGCCTGTTTGCTTCAGTACGAGCAGCAGGCGATAAAGCAGTACTGGAAGATGGAGGCACCCGATGGCGATGCCCGTAAGTAAGCACAATAATGCACGCACATGGGAGCTAGTCAAGGAGATAGATGCCTACATCAAGGACAACGATGTGATCGATTGGGAGCTCGACTTCATTTCTGACATGATGGAGCGGGTGGGCAACAGAGGTTATTCCCTTGGGCAAATTGTGCGCATCATCAGAATATGGGAGAAATACTGCCTATGAAACTTTGTGAATGTGGTTGCGGTAAACCAGCACCCATTGCTAAGAAGACTAGAACTTATCGCAATCAAGTTGCTGGTCAAATAATGCGTTTTATTAGTGGTCATAATGTGCGGACCTTAACAAGTGAAGAGCAGTCTCGACGTGGGCAGCATAATACCGGAGAAAAGTTAAGAGGCACTGGGACAGCAAAGCACTATCCTAAATTACATCAACAACATGCACACCGAGTAATAGCGGTGCAGTTATTAGGAAGAGAATTACTTCCAGATGAGGTAGTGCATCATGAAGATAATGATCGCACTAATTTTGCGCCTGATAATATTAAGGTGTTCCCTAATCAATCAGAGCATGCGAGGTATCACATGTTGCAGCAATGGAGTGACACAGGAATCCGGCGGGCTAAAGTATGAGTGAGCAAGAGCAGACACTGATACTTGGCCCGCCGGGCTGAATTGAGTACAGGTAAAACTACGAAGCTCATTTCGATCATCAAGCAGGAAATAGCCCGCGGTGTCGCTCCTGAGCGCGTTGCTTTCGTGTCATTCACCAAGAAGGCAGTGGAAGAGGCAATGGAGCGGGTCATGACAGAATTTAGACTCTCAAAGCAAAACCTCATCCACTTCAGAACGCTGCACTCGCTGGCTTTTCGCATTCTGGGCGTGCGGCGTGATGAGGTAATCCAGTCAAAGAATTATCATGAGCTCGGTGACATGCTTGGTGTAGAGTTCTCCACCCGCTTCGATGCCGAAGAGGGCATCCCTTCCAGCCGTTTCCTCGGCGACCGCTACACTTTCCTCGATGGGCTGGCAAGATCACGGTGCATGACAGCAGAGGCTGTCTGGGATATCATGGGCAATGAGGAGCTGGACTGGTATGAGTTCAGACGTTTCATAGCTACCCTCAAAGAATACAAGAAGGTCAAGAACCTAATCGACTTCTCCGACATGCTCGAGGCTGCTGATGCTACAGCAGACGTCGACGTCGTTATAATAGATGAAGCACAAGACCTAAGCACGTTGCAGTGGGAGTTCGCGCGGCGAGCCTTCTGCAACGCGCAACGGGTCTACATCGGGGCAGATGACGATCAAGGCATATTCCAATGGTCTGGGGCAGATATCGACCACGTGCTCGGGCTCAAGGGTAAGAGGATCATCCTGGATCAATCCTGGCGTATCCCCAGGAGCGTTCATGATCTGGCCGTAGGGATCACCTCGCAGATCAGTAGGCGGTTTGATAAGCCATTCCAGGCGAAGGATGAAGCGGGCTTGGTTGAGTGGCATCGGCAGCCAGACGACGTTGACTTGGGCGCTGGTACCTGGTTGCTGCTTGCTAGGAACATTCACCTGTTGCAGTCATTGGTTAAGATCGTACGCAATGAGGGAATACCGTATACGTTCAGAGGTGCTCCTGCTGTAACCATAAACCATCAGAAGGCCATCCGTTGGTGGGAGGATCATCGTAAGGGTAAAGCCATTACGCAAGAGGAGCGCACCTTGGTAGAAACCTTTCTACCGAAACAGCTACGGGGCAAGCCCTGGGGCAACCAGATTTGGCATGAAGCTCTGACAGGTATATCATACGATGATCGTGAGTACTATATAAGTATGCTGCGGCGAGGTGAGAGCATCACCAAGACACCCAGAATAAACATCTCGACCATCCATGGCGTCAAGGGTGGGGAGGCGGATAACGTGCTGCTAATGACCGATATGAGCCCCAAGACGTACGAGGGTTATCAGCAGGACAATGACTGCGAACATAGGGTCTTTTACGTAGGGGCCACCCGAGCCAAGCAATCACTGCATATTATCGAACCTGCCACGAGGTGCTATTACGAGTTTTGAAAAAAATGCAGCACATGCAAAATAAATGTGTACATTCAGAAATGACTGCGGTATAGTTAAAACATCAAGCAGCAACAACCCAAGGATTATATGGAGGACAGCATGAACAAGGTTCAACGCGTAGCGGTAATTAAGGAAGTCTTTGTGGCCATGGAGAAGCAGATGGGCGCATTGTATTCTCGCTGGCAGGACGAGAAGGAATACGAGGACTTTGCAGATTATTCTAAGGTTCTTGAGGATACCTTCAATAAGCTGGCTGATGCTTCCTACGAGATGAAGTTCATCAAGGCTACAAAAAGTCCATTCGGTTTCCAATTCATACTGGATGGTTGCAAGGTGCAGCTTTCTATCAGCTTTAAGGCCTATTCTTGGAAGGTGCTTATCATGGCCCCTGAGTCTGCTATCGCCCCGCTGCTTCATACGCTCACGATACCTGAGACCATTGTAGATGAAAAGCCCATCGAGCCTATAGCAACGCCTACCCCATCCGATTCGATCATCCCTATTGAGCAACTGGCTGTCGAAGAGGCATTCAATGAAGCCATCCTTCCGACCTTAGGCGTCAAAGAAAAGCTGCGCCACATGCTTATTGCTGCAGCCGCCAGCCCCGAGACTGATGGCCTCTACATCCCGAACCTTTGCACCGACCTCGGTATTGATAAGAAGCGTCTGTCCGACTACATCTGTTACCTTGGCAATGCGAAGTATGCTGGCTCCAAGGGCGCCATCAAGATCACCAAGATGGGCGACTATTATTATTATGACGGCATCAAAAAATAAACGTGTACTTTTCCGAATGACCACGTTATAGTCAAAACATCAAGCAGCAACAAACTAAGGATTATAGGAGCTTTGCATGAACAAACCATTTTACATCACCGAGAATAGTTTAACTAAGATGCTTAAGAAACAGCCAGTAAGCTATCATCATAGCCTGGATTGTTCCATCTTAAAGCGTGGCGGTGAAACTGTTAGGCTGACTGAGCAGGAAGTTGTTGATGCAGGCGCGATGATTCAGCCCTGCAAGTGCTGCGTGGAAGCGGCAAAGAAAGATCGCAAGCCAGCAGTGAGAAACGGGGCAAAACTTATATCTAGCGGCGCCATAGTTCAACAGATTTATCCTTTCCCACAGCAGATTACAATTTGGACCTGCTCTGATGGAACCGAAATGACCAAGGAATCGGATGCTCTCTGGCATGAGCTTGACCTTACCAAGAAGCGCGTGACCAAGCTGTCGAAGACCAAGAAGTAGGCCTAAAGCAGGGTCTTTCGGGACCCCTTACCACAATGATTATAGGAGGCAATATCATGGCATCAATTATCCGCAACTCACGACTTCTCGGCACTGCACCGTTCAACCCGCTCAACCTACTTCCTGAAGGCACCTCCGTCGAGGAGGCTGCTGTACTTAAAGGCCTTGACTTCACCATCGCAGAAGCACCCGACCTCTGGATGGGACCTGATGGCCTCCTTCGCGGTGTACCTGAGAAGAAGGTCCTCTACCGTACGGACACGATGGAGCGCATATCGACCGTCGGTGCTGCCTATCAGGTTGTGCAGCCTATAGAGCTCCTTGATATCAACAAGAGCCTCATAGATGCAGCGGGCTTCCGCATGAAGGCTGCAGGAGCGATCTTCGGCGGCAAGCGCATTTGGACTGTCGCTCAGACTGGTGAGGCCTTGACCCTCAAGGGTGACGATCGGATCGAAGGGTACTTCTACATGGGCACCTCCTACGATACCACTACCTCAAATTGGGGGTTCTTCACCACGCTGGCCTTGACCTGCTGGAATATGCTGCAGAGAGCCATCAACGAGGCCACCAAGTTCGGCGCCATGATCCGCATACCTCATAGCAGCGAGTTTGACAAGGATGCAATCCTGCTGCAGCTCAATCAGTCTACAGGCTCCTTCGAGATGTTCTCTGATAAAGCCAAGCTGCTTGCTGATCGCACCGTGACTGACCGTGAGGCCAACGAGTTCATCCTCAAGGTATTCGGCAAGGAGCGGGCCTTGGAGCTCGAGGAAGGCGAGACCGCTACCGATGAGCAGCTGCTTGAAGCCGTCGAGGACCTCAAGGTGCTGAAACATGTATATGACCTCTTCAACGGCGGTGCTATGGGCAGCGATAAGTCCTCACGGGCTGGAACTGCATGGGGCCTGGTCAACGCCGTCACCGAGTTCATTGACCATCACCGCCCTTCACAGAATGCAGACTACCGCTTCAATAACGCCATGATGGGTGCAGGTGCAAGACGTAAGCAGCTCGCCTGGGCCGAGGCCATGGAGCTGGTAGGATAGGTGAGAGGCTTGCCCCCAGGATCGATCCTGGGGGCTCATTTTGGCGACCCAACACACATAAATAGGGAGGATTACATCATGGTCACCAACGATAGAAGAAGTCTGCACCCCCGAAGTGGATTGACGTCCCAGCAGTGCAAAGGAGGATTGTATGAGACCGATAGTTGCTATCAAAGAAACCCGCATCAAGAGCCTCTGGACGCAGGAGAAAGGGGCCTGGTCTGGGGGGGATGGTACTACCCCAGCTGGCTATTACAACCGTAAGACTGAGCAACTGCCGTGCAAGGATTTGCACATGCTGCTTGAGCAGCGGCAGGACGGCAGGACGATCCTGACATTCAAAGGCGGGCCTACAGGTTTTGAGAGCTACCACATCGATGGTGGCTTCGTACCGCGCATGATCGTAGATGTGCATAATGGCAGAACAACCCTTTGCATCTGTGCAGGAACCATAAACCGCTGGCCAACTGTTACGGTGCCACTCGCCGAGGTCCTGAGCTTTTTGTTGGACGGCGTGGCAGAGGGGATGATCGAATGTACCGTGGAATGAGGAGGTTAACATGGAAAGGCTTGCAGAGCAACGATTGAAAGAAATTTGCGGCAACTGTGGATGCACCGCTGGGACGCATCTTGCCGATGCATATTACAGTGAATATTATGGTCGTGCGTTTCCAGCGCAATATTGCCCTGGTCATGCTGGTCGAATGGACTGGGATCAAGGTCCGGGCACGGTCTTCAAATCCACCGGAAGATTTGCGGGGGTGCAGCCATGAGCAGAGAGAGTCAAGAGTTCGTGAAGATGCGTAATGACCTCTTTGCTGCTGAGAGCTTCAAAGCGACCCGTAAACCCCCCTTTTTTCTTGCGAATGATTCATCCTGGGAGCATGACCGTAGCGATTTCCCTGATGAAAGCCGATGTGAGGAGGAGCCTGATGAGGACTAAAGCCTTGATATCGTTGCATCCGTGTATTAGAGAAAAAAAATATTTACTACGTGCATTTTTTGTGTACAAGCATCTCAGGCTGTGTTATACTTAAAACATCAAGCAGCACACATTCTAAGGATTGCAGGAAGGAGCACCACATGAAAAAGCAGATCACCATCAACGGAACGTCCACTATCGTCGAGACCGTAGAAGAACTGAGAGCCCTTGACCTCCCCATTGCAGCTGCAGTTGCCTGCTTCAATGCCATCGTAACTGGTACCGATACCCCTGAAGTTAAGAAGTTTGCCGATAAGAATGCTGCAGCTAAAAGGCTCTTCGCTGTGCTGCCTGAATATGTAGAGGCGCCTGCTGTAGCTGCTTCCAAACCTACCGATGCTAAGAAACCCCGCGTGCATAGTGGTACAAAGAGTGTCCTGCGTCGTCTTTTTGCAGACCCTAAGGCAGCATTCACCGTCGAGGAACTTCTCGAAAAAACGGGTGCATCATACAAAGTGCTGCACGATGACCTTGCTCGCCTCAAGAACCCAAAATATTCAGGTAAGGATGGAACGTTGGATATAGTTCGGGTCGGTAAGGCCTATGTTGAGAAGAACTCCGAGAGCTTTACTCATGAGACTGCCATGATTGCATTAGCAATCAATAAGGCATCTGAGGCTACTGGGGCATGCTAGATCACTTCCGACTGCTTCAAGAGGATCACCTTGACGATCCTTGGCAGGTATTGTTAGCCTGTATCTTGCTGAACCAAACCCGCGTCGAGCAGGTGCGTCCCATCTTGGATGCACTGCTTGACGAGTGGCCCAACGCCGCCGCGATGGCCGAAGCACCTGCAGAGGATGTTGAGGCCATCATAGCCCCTATCAGGCTGAAGAAGCGAGGCGGGTACATCGTCGAAATGAGCGCGGGCTATCTTAAGCAGCGTCCAACTAAGTGGGAGGACGTCCTTGAGTTGGATGGCTGCGGACGTTATGCAGCTGAGACGTGGAGGATGCTGGTCGATACCGATCACACCTTCATTCCGAAAGACATGAAGCTCCGTGCAAGGATGCTGTGGTTTAGAATAGAAGAGTGTGAGGTCGTACGGGACTTTGCAAACCATGTTGGTATCAGATTTCCAAGCACTGACCTCGGTACAGCGATCATCGTTTTGAATGATACTATTGCACCAGGTTACTGGCGCGACCTGATGATTCTGCCCCCAGGGGAGAGTCGTCATTGGAGGGCGATGATGGATTATTCCGCATCGCAAACTGCCGAGAATTTTCTCAGCAGCACATTTATCAGGCTCACAGAAAGAGCCAAGGAGGCAGTCATGTTACTCGTTTTAAGTGCAAAAGGTAAGTTTGTAGGTAAGTTCGCCGCCGGTTCAGAAGAGACCATTGCATCTGCAGCACCTGCAGAATCCGTCACGTATGCTTCAGCAGAAGCGCTCAAAGCCTTGGATATCAAGCAGCTGCTCATCGGCTACAATTCCATCGTAGCACCTGACGATCGCATCAAGAAGTTCGCTGATGATGCTACCGTTGACACCGCAGCTGAACAGGTGTGGGCTGCAGCTGAGACCAAGGTAGTCAAGGTCAAAGAAGCAAAGCCCGCTCGTGCGCCTGGCGACAAAGAGAAGCTGCGTGCTGCTCTGGTAGCTGCTGGTGACAAGGGTATGAACATTGAAGAAATGTCCGCTCTGTTGGGCTGCGACAAGAAGCGTGTCAGCGATTATGTCTGCTACCTGAAGAACCCCAAGTATTGCGGTCTCCATGGTGTGCTGGCTGTCGTCAAGACCCAGAATCGCTTCTTCCACACTGCTGAAGCTGCTGCTGCCTACGAGCTGGCAAACCCTGTCGTTGTTCCAGCTCCTGCTGCTGATCCTGCCGGTGCAACCACTGAAGCTGCCGAGTCGGTCAGTGAGTAGTAAAATGGTGGAGGATATCGAAGCCTTCCACCTACGGTTCGGGCTGCGGGGTCCAACGATCCCGCAGCTCTTGCCGAGCGAAGAGCTCTTCGAGTTCCGCAAAGGCTTCATGCATGAGGAACTTACTGAGTTTGAGGAAGCCCATGAACGAGGCGACCTGGTCGAGGCTGCTGATGCCCTTATAGACCTGGTCTATGTAGCGATGGGGACTGCTCATATGATGGGCCTACCCTGGGATGAACTCTGGAACGACGTCCAACGTGCCAACATGGAGAAGGTCCGAGCACAGGCAGCTGATGAGTCAAAGCGCGGCACAGCCTTTGATGTGGTAAAACCCCCAGGGTGGAATCCACCGCAAGGGGCAGCAATTATCGCACGGGCACTCAGATTAGAGGAGCGAAAGAAAGCAGCGAGACTAGAGATGCAGATTGAGCTGCAATCAGGCGGGAATTTACTGCCTTAATATAAGCGGCGGGAAAACAGTTCAGCAGAACTTTCCCGCCGCAATTGTATCAACAAGGATTTAAGGAGTACGACATGAAGATCACCAATAGACGAGAATATACACTTGTAGTTGCTGCGTGTCTCAGTATTACATTATGTTTTTATTTCCTAATCTTTTATGCATACCCATTTCTAATTAAATTATTGAGTTAAGGAGCACAGTATGGAACCTATTCGGACTGTAACGGATATACTACAGAAGGCCGAGGAGAACATCCACGGTGAGCGGGTAAAGAACTACGGGCCGGCTACCGAGTCATTCAGCAAGGTTGCTACGATCGCATCGGTGCTTACGGGCTTTCCGCTCACGGCCAGGAACGTGCTGCAGGTGATGCAGTCGGCGAAGCTCATCAGGAATCTCTACTCCCCTGGGAATGATGACCACCGTATCGACCTCTGTGGTTACGTAGGTCTTGAGGATGAGATTATCAAGGATACACTGGCTGTGCAGATGCCCCGGACGTACGATGAGCAGGTTTATGACCTGGCCGAGATAATAGTTAAGAAACTTGAATGCTCACACAATGATGCAGCCCTTTGTATCAGGACGCTGATGCCACAGAAGAAACATAGCGATCATGAAACAGAGCTTGCTGCGACTGTAGAAGAGGGGATGCTCCTTGGGAAACAGCTGGTGCATCATCTCCATAACATGGGCGCTGTCAGCTGCCAGATACCAGTCTCTTATGACAATGAAACCTATGAAATTACCGTGGCGCTGAAGGTACCTTTCGAGGCGACCCATGAATAAGATCATTGTCAGGGCGGTACACCTGCCGACAGATGCTGACCTCGGGCTGATGACAGGGGCGGCGAAGATGACGCAGGTCAGAGGGCTGATGCCTGATGGCGTGGAGCTGAACGTCGGTCTCCTCGGTCGGCTGCTGAAGATGGGCCACACCAGCGTGCTCGAGCATGCCGACTTCGCTGTCGTAGTGGAGAACGCCACAAGGGTCTTCCTTGCACAGATCACCCGTCATCGGCTGGCCTCGTTCACATCGGCCTCGCAGCAGTATCAGGTGCATGATGGCTTCGACTACCTGGTGCCACCATTTAGTCCTAACGACCCGGAGGAAGATGAGCTTCACCGCCGTTATGTTGCCATGATGATTCAGATCGATAGTCTTTATCAGGATATAGAGCGGCTGCTTGGTAGGGACTGGGCCCGCTACATCCTGCCTGGGGCGTGCCGTAACACGCTGCTGATGAAGGGCAACCTGCGAGAGTGGTTCACTGTAGTCTTCCCACAGCGGCTCTGTAAACGCAACACTCCTGAGACGTTGCTGGTAATGAGCAAAGCGCTCCATATCGCAGCTAATGGAGGCATGGTAGAGCTCTGCAAGCATACTGGCCCCGCATGCCTTACGATCGGCGTATGCGATCAAGGTTCTATGTGCTGCGGTAAGCCCTATCGGGACTGGACGGCGATGCTGCCTGGGGCTTCAATATGAGGCCGACCATCCAGGAGTACCTGTTGGCCGTAGCCTTGGCCGTAGCGTCTAGAAGTACCTGTCGCCGTAAGGTTGGCTGCGTGTTCGCCGATAAGAATGGTAGGATACTTAGCGCCGGTTACAATGGTCTCCCCAAGGGCATGCCTCACTGCGATGAAGGTAGCTGCACCAACCCACCAGGTGGTACAGGGAGCTGCAATGTGATACATGCGGAGCAGAATTGTGCCCTCTTCTGCACGCAGCCTAACGAGATTCACTATATTGCCGTCACCAGGCTGCCGTGCAATTCCTGTGGGCTGCTGCTGATGAACTCCCCAGGGCAAGTCCTGATTTACAGCGAAGCCAACAGCTACCCGGATACACTGGCTCTGCTTCGGAGCCGGTTCGAGATGTTCCACCTATCAACGGAGGTACCATGAGCACAGCAACGCCGAGAACGATCCGCCTGAAGAAGAAGGTCCGCTGTACAGAGTGCACAGCTAAGATAATCGATGGCTCTGTGGCTGTTCAGATGATAAATGCGAAGGGTAAGACGGTCGCCCATCTCTGCAATAACTGCATGGCACCCGGGACGGTGGTGAGCTGATGGGGGCTGCAGGTAAGCGCCTCAAATATGGAGAACAAGATAGCCTCTTCGGCATCGAGGAGGTTGTACCCGTACCGAAGACGCCTTGGCGGACTCCGCATGAGTTTCCCGATCTTTCAGGCGCCAAGGCCATCAGCTTTGACGTCGAATCATACGACCCCGGCCTGATAGAGAAGGGGCCTGGATACCAGCGAGGAGAGGCGCATATCGTCGGGCTCGCTGTTGGAACCGATGATGGGTATCGTCAATATTTTCCGATGCGGCATGAGCTCGGTGGCAACCTCGACCCAACCATGGTACTTCGATGGGCGCAGCAGGAGCTGGGCCGAGCCAACCAACCAAAGGTCGGCGCCAACCTGCTCTACGACATAGAAGCTCTTGACCATGAGGGCATCATCATCAGGGGAGACCTGATCGATGTTCAGATCGCTGAGCCCCTGTTGAATGAACACCGTCGGAAGTATGGCCTTGAATACCTGGCCCAGGACTACCTGGGGGAGGGGAAGGTCCAGGAGGGCATGTACAAGTGGCTGGCTGCTGCGTATGGTGGCAACGCCACGCGCCAGACGCAGGCCAGCAGAATGTACAAGTGCCCAGTAGCCTTGGTGGGTCCTTACGCAGAAAGCGATGTTACGCTGCCATTCCGCATCTGGGAGAAGCAGCGGCAGGCGCTTATTCGGGATGAGCTCCTTGACCTGTATCGTATGGAGGCCAGCCTGATACCTATGCTTGCAGCCATGCGCAAGCGTGGCATCCGAGTAGATGTACGCAGAGCAGAACTATTGAATGAGGAATTCATCAAGCGGGCGGCCGAAGATGAGAAGAAGCTGCGAACCATGATAGGCTACGCAGTCAACGTTAATGCACCAGACTCCTTCTGCAAGTTCCTGGAGCAGGAGGGGTTGTCGTATCCCAGGACAAAGCCTTCAAAGAGTTACCCTAACGGGCAGCCGTCAATCACGAAGGAGTGGCTTGAAGCCTGTCCGCATCCGGTCAGCAAGCTGATAGGAAACGTCCGAAAGTGGGATAAGTTCAGATCAACCTTCATCGAAGGCTACATACTCAATGGGCATGTCAACGGTCGCATCCATGGCCAGTTCCACCAGCTGAAGACGGACGAGAACGGCACGATCAGTGGCCGCTTCAGTTCCTCCAACCCGAACCTTGAGAATATACCTACCCGCGATGAGACCAAGATAATGATGGAGGGCAAGGAGTGGAAGCTGGGCAATCTTGTCAGGTCGCTCTTTCTGCCTGATGAGGATGAGGATTTCTGTGCAGATGACTACTCACAAATAGAATACCGCGTGATGACTCACTACGGCACAGGTCCGAGCGCTGAGAAGGCGCAGAACCTATATCGCACTGATCCTACTACTGACTTTCATAATATGGTTTCAGAAATGACAGGCCTTAATCGTAAGACCTGCAAGAATATCAACTTCGGCAAGGCGTACGGCTTCGGCAAGGACAAGGCCGCTAGCATGCTAGGGTGTAGCGTTCCACAGGCCATAGAGTTCATGAACACCTATGATGAGGAAATGCCTTTTATCAAGGAGCTCAATAAAGCTGTATCAGCGGTGGCTTCTTCTCGCGGTTACATCAAGACGATCCTTAACCGACGAGCTAGATTCAACCTGTGGGAATCGAAGGACTGGGACCAGTCCAAGGTGATGGGCTGCATGAGCAGGGAGCGTGCGATCAGCATGTACGGCGAGCGCGGTATTCGTCGTGCGCAGACGCACAAGGCCCTCAATGCCTTGGCCCAGGGTTCAGCTGCCGATGTGTTCAAAAATGCCATGGCTAAGTGTTGGGCTGCTGGAGTGTTTGATGATAAGGCTCTAGGGCCAGCATTGAACCTCGTTCATGATGAAGTTAACACTAGCCGCCGACGGGATAAGATAGCTATTGAGGCTCACGCAGAAATGGTACATCTTATGAAAACTTCTGTAAAGCTCTGCATCCCGCTACTTGTTGATACTGAGGTTGGCCCATCCTGGGGTGACCTCCATGATGAGCCTGTAAACTGGCAGGAACTTGAAAAGAAAGGGCGCAGCTATTTATGAGGACCAATCTCTCCACAACTATTTATGCTGTATGTGATCCGTTGACGCACGAGGTACGCTACGTAGGAAAGACTGTAAAAGCAGTTCGAAAACGCATCAACGAGCATATTAATGGAAAGTTACAGCATCGAGCTGCACGCTGGTTCAGGAAGGTCAAGACGCCTGAATACTTTACACTGGAAATCATACCCAGCGATCAGGACTGGGCTTCGGCAGAATGCTTCTGGATCGCCTATTTACGAGGGCTTGGTGCTAATCTTTTAAATGCCACTACAGGTGGGGAGGGCGTTTCTGGGTTGGTACGCTCTGCTGAAAATAGAGCTCGTATGGTTGTTGTCAGTACCAGTAAGAAAGCATCATTTACAACACGTGCAAAAATATCGGCTGCTTTACTGGGTAGGCCTGTTTCGCTTGAGACTAGAAAAAGATTGCAGAAACAGAGCGCGGAAAAATATCAGATAGCAGTGTTAAAACTATTATACGTAAGCTATATAATATTAATGGTGCTGCTTTTTCTTTTGAGGAATTATTGATAAAATGTAACTGCTCAATAAGAATGCTTCAGAATTGCATTTCCTATCTTAAAAATCCAAAATACGCAGGTTATCATGGTGTATTGCTCCTTATCAAAGATAAAGCGACAGATAAGTATAGACAGACTGCATAGTGGTGTAGGACACTAGTCCACCAAGCCTATAGGGTAGTCAGGGCTAAATGGCCCGAACGATCCCACGGCGATCGTGGCATAGCTACACAATACAAATAGGAGGCTCGAATGAAGGAATTTTTCATCGCAAAGCGGTTCGGACCAGATTCACAGGGGATAATTGATACCGCCATCGAAATCTGCGAGGACTACGCAGGGCAGGGATATGATCTGAGCTTGCGTCAGCTGTATTATCAGTTCGTATCACGTGACCTGCTCGCTAACACGGAGGCCAACTACAAGCGTCTTGGCAACATCATCTCGGATGCCAGGCTTGCAGGGCTGATCGATTAGGACTCGATCAAGGACCGGGGCAGAGAGACCCTAACAAACCCGCACTGGAACAGCATCGGTGAGATAATCCAAGCCTGTGCATATCAGTATAATATCGACCTGTGGGAAGATCAGGAGAACCACGTGGAGCTCATGGTGGAGAAGCAGGCATTAGAGGGCGTGCTCGAGCCGGTCTGCCGTAAGTGGGATATTGGCTTCACCGCCAATAAGGGATATTCCTCATCATCGGCGATGTATGAAGTTGGCAAGCGGCTGGTCAGCAAGGCTCGACGTAAGGAGCTCCATGTGCTGTACTTAGGCGATCATGATCCGAGCGGCATAGATATGACTCGGGATGTTGAGGAACGGCTGCAGCTGTTCAGTAAAGCAGCTGTAACTGTGCATCGGATCGCGCTCAATATGGATCAGGTGTCACGATACAATCCACCTGAGAATCCGGCCAAGATAACCGACTCACGCGCTGCTGACTACATCAAACGGTATGGGCGCTCATCGTGGGAGCTGGATGCTCTCGAACCGCGGACACTAGTGCAGTTGGTGGAGACAAAGATAAAAGGGTTGCTAGATGAGGACCTTTTCAACTCACGTAAACGATACCGCAATGAGCAGCGTGAACTACTGACAGAAATAGCAGAGGAACATCAATGAGAGTTTCAGTCAACAAAGATGATCCGGGGTATCGTGAGGATTCGCGCTTGTTCACCCCCAGTATCGATGGCCGGGCGCTAACTCACTGCGTAACAGCCGATACTGACCTGGGGGAGGCGCATTGCTTCGTACGGGATGAGCAGGGGCAACTGGTTATAAGGGCAGATGGTGAGCTTGAGATCATCATACTCAAAGGCGTCGTGACGCTTACCGGCCCAGCTGACTAGCCTGTATGACCGTCACCATCTACATGATGCTGTGTCCTATCTGCGGTGAGATCAGGTGGGTGGGCAAGACGACGGAACGGCTTGAACGACGGTTATCGAAGCACCTTCGACACTCGACAGGACACTACAACCCTCCGAAACGGGCTTGGCTTGAGCATCTACGGGCAAGGGGGCTCAAGCCTATCATCATCGCCCTGGACAGGGTTTCAGCTGAGGACTGGATTGCAGCGGAGACGTATTGGATCAGGTATATGAAGGCACTCGGGGTAAAGCTATACAATAGGAGGAACCCATGCTGAGCAATGATAATAAGTGCTGTTTTTATAATAAAAAGGTGTACAAGCACCCTTTTCTGTGATAATATAGCTATATCATAAGGATTATAGGAGGACTACCTTCATGGACAATCTTTTCGGGGGGAAATCATGAGCGGACGCGCAGCAGTACCAGCAGACCTGTTCAAGGAAGAGACGCTTACCCCTAAGCAGCATCAGGCCGTAGCCGATTACCTTGGGCAGTTCATCTGGCCAGAGGAGACTGCCTTCGGGCAGAAGTGTCCGGAGTGCGAGAGCTACTTTACCGGCACCCTTGGTCTAAACAATCTGGAGACCGTGCATATGGCTGGGATACCTGGCGAAGGCGCCTGTTACGAGTGTGGCCATCCGTTCCGTTACGTACACGACATTCCCGGCGTAGGTAAGCTGGAAGGCGTGCCCTTGATGTTCGTCAGGAGGGACCGGTCCTGAGCTGTGCGATACCGCAGGAGATGCAGCAGAAACTGTTGGAGCCCATCGATTTCGGAGTGGTAACGCTCAAGGAATCGGTGACCGGCATCGAGCGGACATTCTTCGCCAGGAAGGAGTCCATCACCTGGCTGCGATCGGTGCTTGACACACAGATGCAGATGCTGATCCAGCTGCACGATAGCCTGGATGCGATGGTCGAGGAGAATACTGTCCTCATGGACAGCAATGCAGCCCTCGTATCGTTACAGGTATCACCGACAGAGATAGAAGAGGAGGGAACACCGATATGAACACAGATCACTATACGCGAGCCTTTACGTGAATAGGCATGCAGCCATATGGCTGCTGATGGGTGTCCTGGTCGCCATATTCGTCCCATGCACAGCAGGATCGGCAGAGTTCAGGTCATGGACCACGCTGACGGAGCTGACGGAGCTCAGGGGGGATACAACGATCACCAAGCCCAGGCCGAAGATCATTGCCCAGATATATCGGCACGCAATGACGCGGTTCAACGTATCACATGAAGAAGCCGTTCAGTTTGCAGAAGCAATATCACGTCGACCGCATCCACGGCTGCTGGCCGGTGTGTGCAGTCAGGAGGGGCAGTTCAACCCCAGGGCAAACATCACGTGGGGAGGTTGCAGAGGCGCTTATCAGGTCTCCCCTGGGGATTGGGGGCCCATACCACACGACATTGCGGGCCAGACAGAGCAGGCCTCGATGGTGCTCGAGTTGATGCTCAAGAAGTACAAGGGGAACGTTGTCCTCGCATTGAGAGCTTATAATGGTTCTCCATGGTCTGAGGCAACAGCACCATATCCGAAAAAGGTTCTGCGTTGGTGCAGGAAGCTGGATGCAGCCTGATGCAAAGGAGCTCAACAAGATGGCTTGTTTTATATGCGATATAACTAAACTAAGGGTATGCGGCCTGGGTTGTGGCCTGTGCGATACCTGTGCTGGTGACCGCAAGGAGGATGACAATGCAGAATGATCTGATACAAAGGAACAAGAAACACCTGGACATGTTGGATTACATCATCCCCAAGGTGATGTACACGCAACCAATAACGGCCGATTACATAGTTCGGCTTCAGCAGCTTCGTGAGGATCTTGCGCAAGATATGGCTGTTGAACGCGATCGCTGCACGCGACCGTTACGACCCCCGTTTCAGTGTAGATGCTTAGCACGTCCGCTAAGCATATTTACACAGCAGGAGCTATTCTCCCCCCCAACAGGCTATATTCCAACCACGACAAAGCTGACCCTCCCTGTAACGCTTGGCCAATATGCCATGGGCTATGAGAAGATCGAGGTCGTAGCTGAGGACATGTTCGGCGGGTCGTTCAGTCTGCTGCCAGCAGATAGCTGCTGCCCCCGCATCAAGGTTGGGCTGAAGTATGATAAGTTCATACACGTGCTCGGGACGTTGACGCATGAGGCGATGGAGCTGGCCTTGGTCCGGCTGCGGGCCCGATTCGAGCCCTCCTGCGATGTAACGGGTGATGCTTCCAGCTACATCTTCAACTTCAACCACGTCACGCTGAGCGAGGCCGCATACATGGCTGCTGAGCTCGTGGAGAGCTGCAAGGATGAGCTCAAGACTGTCTGGGAGAGGAGTCGGCCATGAGCTTATTGTGTTGGTATGAACATGCAGGTGTCGATAGAGCTACTGTGATACCGAATATGGAGGCCGCCAGGGAGGGTTTCTGGGTCGGCGATGGCTTCGTTTTTGCCGGCGCTGTAGGAGGCAATCCGAAGATATGGATACCGCCCGGAAGGGTGCTGTATGTTGAGGTGGAGCTATGAACGGGAAAGCTATTATCACTGGGGCGCAGGTATTCAAAAAGGAGCGAACCTATCCGACGCTGCGTGAGCATATCAGGAGAGGTGCCCGTCATGAGCAATGAGCATCAATCGACAGAGGGCAGCCTCGCAGCGTTGAAGGACCTAGCACTGCGGGCTATCGATCAGCGGGAAGCCGCTCACAGCAAGACCATCATCATGGAGTCCGGTGGGTTCAGCGCCGCCGTCTGGTGGGAAGGGAAGCAGCTTTGCATCGGGATAGTACGGCCGACGAGACAGGCAGGGGAATGATCTGGAGGTGACGCCATATGAAGTAACTCAAACAACATCGATGGGACAACTCCCCGGCGTTGTTGGATGCGCCGGGGAGACTAAAGGAGGAGACTATGCGAATAGTGCTAACTATAGCAGGGTGTAGTATCACAGCTATGAAATGTGGCCTTAGGATTGATCTTCATAAAGCCAATAAACGAATCATGGTAGATTTTATCAATAAAAAATTAAAGTTCTTTAATGTTATCTATAAAGACGGGGATCGAACGTTGCTTTTAGTTAATGGGCTAGAATGGTAAGGGAGGTAAAGCACCGATGGGTGATATGAAACTTTATGCCTGGCAACCCAAAGGACATGGGGAAATGTCCTTCTTTGTGATGGCCGGGTCTGAAGAACAAGCTAAAATTGCAGTGCAATGCCGGATAGATGCTGAGTTAAGCAAACAGGATGAGGATAATTATTTTTCTAGCATGGATTTTTCGGGTTGGGGTACTGATTACTATGGGCTGACTGTTGTGACTGCTGGGGTGGTGGTTATGAATAGTAATGATTAAATGGGTATTATGAGAGATAACGCTAAATTGACCCGTTGAACGGGTCGAATGTTCTGGTTATTTTTTGCCAGAGATCGGAGAGAAAAATGTTGCCTTCGTTTTGCGAAAAACACCCGGAAGCAAAAATCCGCCATGAATGGGACAGGACACAATATATCCTCAATGGGTTACCAGGCGGGAACCCTCAAGATCACGGGCATCAGTATTTCTGCGCTGAATGCGGAACCGAGGTTTGTTCAGAAGCCGAATACGAAGCGCGGCAAAAATAACGCTAAGCTGAATTGACCAGTTGAGGAAGGAGCGAAGCGTATGACGAAACCTGAGTCCAATGATTTGTTATCCGACGTTGTTGCATTGAAAGCCAAAATTGCAGCAATGCGGAAAACACCGGGATTTACACAAGACCAGTATTGGCGCCTTCTTAGCGCAGAATCTAATATTGGCATGGCGTCCGCTCACCTCGAAATTTTCAAAGAGCAGAGAGTCGGATAATGGTTAGCCGATGACCGGACGACCTTTGTTCCGGTCGATAGGCAGGTTATGCCCGTCTCAATTCTTCATCATGGAGGGCTATCGTGGCAATTATCATCGTTGACGAATCTCAGACAGTTGATGCAGCAACCGCTTATCCCGGCGTGTACGGGTCAACACAGGTAAAGGGTGAAGTGTTGATTAAAACACACCGGCACTCTGACCCGGCTAACCCCTTCCATGAAGCATAGTGGGTCAATCTCTACGGCACACACGGTTTTACTCCTGGTCGGGTGCATCCTGCGATGGTCTATGAGGATGCGAGCGAAGAAGAAATCAATACCTCTCGACAAGCGAAAGGAGTAACAAAGATGACCATTTGGAAATTTCCAATCAAAATTACTGAAGTGCAGCGGGTTGAAATGCCAATAGGAGCGGAAATTCTATCTGCTCAGATGCAAAACGGTGACCTCTGTTTGTGGGCGTTGGTTTCCCCGGCTAGTAACAAAGAGATGAGAATTATTGAGATCCACGGCACCGGCAATTATATCGTGCCTGCAAACCGCAAATTCATTGGCGCCGCTCAAATGCTTGGTGCACTGGTGTGGCATGTTTTTGAGTCGATTTAACGACCAAGCCCCCAAGTGGCGGATGAGCATCGGAATATGAGAAGGCACTTTTCGGAGGTACGCCATGAACACTGATCTAGCCTGGTACCACACATTGCGGGGGTACGAGATATGAGGCCACTGGTCAAGAAATTCTTGCCCTACTGGCAGGCGCGTCTGAAGTCGTACGGGGCCGCGCTGGTACGGCAGGAGCTACAGACCCCAGGGAAGACCAAGCTGCTCGGTCGCAAGGATCGCATGGAGCTGCTGCGAGAGCTGGGGTTGCGATGAGTCAGCGTGAATCCGGATTCTGGGCAGAGATCAAGCGTGCCCTGGGGAAGCGACCCTTTCACGACCTGGTGCGTATCGAGAATAGCTGCGAGGAAGGGACGCCCGACGTTAATTACTGTATCGGTGGCGCTGACGGGTGGATCGAGCTGAAGCGTGTGGAGCTCCCGAAGCGTGATGCCACTGTGGTCAAGGTGGATCATTTCACCGGTGGACAGAGAGCCTGGCTGATGCGACGGGCGACTGCAGGAGGAAGGTGCTGGGTGCTTCTCCGGGCTGATGCAGAGACATTCCTTTTCCGGGGTGGACATGCTGCCAGGAACCTGGGTGTGACCTGGACCAAGGACGATTGCCGCTCTCGGGCGGTATACCATAGCAGTGGTCGAGTGGATTGGGATGCGCTGGTAAAGGAGCTGATGGTATGAGGAGTCCCTTCAGAAATTACAATAATTACTTATTCAGTAAGTCTGGGCGAGGAGGAGCTGACAACATGAGCGCTGAAAATACGCAGATCAAGGTGATATTGGAACCGAACAGGCTGAACGGGGTATGCAACCGGGGTGCGTGGTTTGCACTGAGGGATGCAGTCTATGAGTATGCAGCCCGTAACGATCTACACGTCGTCACAGAGGCAGAGTGCATTGAGGTGACGACGTGCGATCCTGATGAGGTCTTAGCGATCCTGGCCTTGGTGCGGTTGGCCAACGGACCTTAGCGGTAGAGCGAAGCAATAGCCTCGAACTCGGGGGAGCCAGGGATATATGTCACGAGTCCACTGCGCTCTCCTTCCGTTTTAAGGCGGCCAGCCTGTTCGGCCCTGATCTTGGCCTGCTTGGCAAGAGCCCCGTGAGCCTTGTTGCAGGTCAGTCGTTTGATCCAGTTGTGATTCGGCTCATCCTCCCGCTGCACCAGGAGCGCACCGCAGTGGAGGCAGTACTTGACCACCTTCCAGCGAGGCCCGTTCTTGTCTGCACCCTTCACGCCGCACATCAGAGCTCTACCTCCTTGTTCTGTTTAGCCTGCCATCTGATTCTCTTACGCTCGCGGTGTGTGAGGGGTTTAATCCCCAGGAGCATCTCAATGAGCACCGTATTGACGGCGAGCTGGGCTCGTAACAGGTTCTCAATCATCGTCGTCCTCGCTCTGTAGCAATGCCTTTACGGTCTCCAGCTGCTTGGCCTCCCGTAGCCTACGCTGTTGCATGCGCTGCATCTGTTCTAGGTCTCTATTTCTGGGCTTTCGCTTCATTCTGCACCTCCCTGGGGGCCACCTTTGGGTGACGGAATAAGAATCTGCTCGCTATATTCTTGGCCTCCTCTAACGTTGCTGCGCGCTGTGCTATAGTTTTCCATCGCCAATTGTGCTCAGAATGGTCCGCTACACGGATTGTGAGTGCGCCATGTTTGCCCTCCTTTGCTACGCTGGGGGTGTATACTTCCTCGCAAGCTATAGAAAATGCTGGCGATCCATTGCTATACGAAGCGGATGGCCACTGCCTTTTTTCAAAGGACTTATATGGCCCTGTTGGTTTAGGGTCCACCCGCCATACCAGTTTTAGCTCGAATTTGTTCATAATGTCTCCTCATCTTGATAGTTGGGTATCCTGCCATCAGGCAGGTCTAATGCACGCATCAATGCTTTCCACCGGGGCTTGTGGCCCCAACCCTTCTCGCCGTGCAGGATGTACGCGGCCACGTGTACCACCTCGTGTGGCACCACCTCGCGGATCATGGTCTTGGGGTAGGCATCGAAGTATGCCAGATTTATCTCGATGATGCCATCCTTCCATGCCTGTCCAGCGGGACTATTCTCATCCTCTGCGAAGGTTAACGCCATGCGCTTGAACCGCGTGGAGCGCGCCAGCTTCGGATAAAGGTTGCTTAATTGCTTGCGGACAGCATGAAACCTTATCTCGATAAGGGCTGCCAGTGTCATGATTTGAAGCCCTCGAAGCCCTCAAGTAAATCATCCAGGTGTGAATTTATGCGGTTAAGATCACCTACCAGACCCCAATTCTTAGGGTCCTTTGACTGCCTGCGGGAGTGCTCGGATAGGAGAACTTGCAGCCTTGCCATCTTGGTTGCTACCTTTCCTCCCGCTTCCATGTATGCTGTTGTTGCGCTCATGATCGGCTCCTATAATCCTTTTTGTTGTTACATCAATGATTACATAATACTGTACTTTTCGGAGAATGTACACGTTTATTTTGCAGTAATTGTATTATTTTTCTCGAGGTAGTATGCAGCCCGCATGTCAAAATAACGCGTGAGATGCTTCTGGGGGATGAGGCATCTTGCTCGTGGTGTATGCGTTATTGAGTCCCGGTCAAAGTTAGTGTGGCACTTTGGAGGCACTCCAGGTGCGTGCAATATCGATGGTAGCGGGTCGACTTTTGCTTCTTCACAGATATGGGTTGAGTGCCGTTTGATTGCAGCAACGATGACATGTGTGCGAGACATGCCATGCATATTTGCCATCATCTGGAGCCGCGACGCCCACGTTGCTGTGAGCCCAAGATTGATTATGTTGTAGCGATCAGGACGCAATACTGGAGTTTGGAGCTCTACTGCTCCCTCTTGGTACAGGTAACTCATGCAACAGAATATGAAGCGACGGGGATCGTCCTGGACTCCCGTCGCTTCAGCCTGCAACTTAATCTGTGCGACCTGTGGGTCTGTGAGATACAGATGAAAAAGCACGATTTACCTCCGAAAGTATAGTTAATGTCTATTTATAATAGCGTGTGACATTACACTTGTAAATACCTATTTTTGTAATTGTTCATATTTAAAAGCTCGGTTGTATATATAGGAAGAATTTTTATAGAGTGTATTAAATACATTTTTTTTAGAAAAGTGTGTATTATCGTATTTTGCGTATTTAGTGTAATGAAATCAGTGACTTATCCTAAATATTGTGGAGGAAGCAATGTATTTTATGCGTCGCTTTACCCTGGGGTCAAGTCCCGAGTGAATTGGAATTCCGAAAAGTTTTTGAAGTAGTGAAAAATATTTCCTTACGTATATGAGCTATTAAGACTAAATCAGTCCTTTATCAACGATAGTCGGTAATAGTCATTGCGCATTTGAGCACTTAAGGAAAGAGAGGAGCGGAACCCCAGGGAAGAGGTCAAGAAGAATTACTTTTAGTCTATCAATAATAGTCGCTTACATTGGCGTGCGATCATGCTAAAATAAACCATATGAGCGACCAAACAATAAATTCAGCACCTGAGCAGCCCGAGACCAACAAAGAGAAGCGTGCCAGAACTGCTCGCGAGACCCTCGACAAAGAGCTGGGCTCTGTTGTTATGCGGCGAGGATTCGTTAACGGTATGCTGCGTTGGGGGCATCTACATGGTGGCCAGAAGCGAGCAGCAATCTTTGCGGGTTATTCCGAGCACACTGCGTCAAGCACAGCCCACCAGCTTATGCAGAAGCCAGAGATACTCGAGGCGATCCAGGCTGGCATGGATGCTCGGGCCGACCGCTGCAAAGTGAGCCCAGACAAGGTACTCAATGCAATAGCAGCGATCGCCTTTGCCGACGTTGCTGAGATCATGACGTGGGAGAAGAATAAGGTAACATTGAGAGACCTCAATCAGCTACTGCCTCACGAGTCTGCGGGCATTCACTCTGTTACAGAGACAAAGATCAAAGGTGGAGGCACGAAGTTAGAGGTTAAGACTCACGATCAGCTGAAGGCGCTCGAACTGCTAGGCAAGACTATGGCTATGTTCCGGGACAAGGTAGACGACCCGAGCAAACAGATCGGAGGCGTCCTTCGCGTTCCGAACCGGCCGAGCATCCAGCAGTGGGAAGAGGAAGAGGGCATAACTGAGGCTGGAGCAGCACAAGAGAATCTTATCGACACAGTAGACCTGGAGGAGGAGCCATGAACAAGAATCACGACAGCAAGGGATGGTTCGCAGCAGGCAAAGGTGGGAGCTCAACTGCTAAGGTGCGCTTCGGGAAGTCCACCGCCAGCAATGAGGCAAAGTCCTTAGGTAGGCTACAAGGTAGAGTGGCATCTAAGAATATACGCGACTTCACAGCAGGTAAAACCACATTCCGTGAGGGTTATAAATCAGCTGGCGGTTCACTGTTCAAGCCGCGGAGCAAGAAGTAAGTGGAAGCCCCCCAGGACAAACAACTTATCCACGTACCAGACCCGATCATCATCTGGGAGCCCCAACCAGGCTCCCAGGTCTCATTTCTCACGTGCCCCTATGAAGAGGTACTGTACGCGGGCACGCGAGGCCCCGGGAAGACCGATGCTCTCCTGATGAAGTTCGCACAGCACGTGGGCGAGGGCTACGGAGAGGCCTGGAGAGGGATCATCTTTCGCAAGACCTACAAGCAGCTGTCTGACGTCATTGCAAAGAGCCAGAAGTGGTTCAAGCAGATATTCCCTTTCGCACGGTACAACAAGAGCGAGCATCAGTGGGAGTTCCCTGGGGGTGAGACACTCCTCTTCCGCTACATGGACAACGCGATCGATTATTGGAACTACCACGGTCATGAGTATCCGTTCATCGGCTGGGAGGAGCTTACCAACTGGGCAGACAGCGGCTGTTACGACAGCATGAAGTCCTGTAACAGGTCCTCATATGAAGCGCCCCCTGGAATCCTGCCCATGCCTCGCTTCTACGGTGGCACGTGCAACCCCTTCGGCATCGGTCATCACTGGGTGAAGGCTCGGTTCATCGATCAGGGCCCAGCGAAGAAGCCTGTAATCGAGACCTTCATCCATCCGCTCACAGGCGAGAAGATTTATATGCGTCGCTGCTACATCCACGGCGACTGGCGAGAGAATAGGAAGCTGGTCGACAACGATCCACTGTACATCGCGAAGCTGATGGGGATCAAGGATGAGAATAAGCGGAAAGCCTGGCTAGAGGGGGATTGGAACATCACGGCAGGCTCGATCCTCGGCGCGTGGTACAATCAGGCTGTGCACGAGATCGAGCCCTTCAACATTCCGCACTCCTGGCGCATCGATCGATCCTTCGACTATGGCAGCAGCAAGCCCTTCAGCATCGGTTGGTGGGCAGAATCGGATGGGACGCTCATCCACTGCGGCAACACACAGAATCCGATGACCGGGCGAGTCAGTCCGCAGTTTAAGTCCTGGCCTAAGGGCACCTTGTTCCGTATCAATGAATGGTACGGCTGCAAGGAGGATCAGCCCAACGTCGGTCTGGAGATGCTGACCAAGGATATCGCCAAGGGGATCGTTGAGCGTGAGACTGCTATGCTCCAAGGTGGGTTCATCAAGACGAAGCCGAAACCAGGGCCGGCTGACTCATCGATATTCGACGTGCTCGATGGTAAGAGCATCGCTGCAGAGATGAAGAAGGAAGGCGTGACCTGGTTGCCTGCCAACAAGAGCCCTGGATCACGGCGTGCCGGGTGGGAACTGCTGAGGAACCTCCTGAGCAGCGCACTGGATAAGGATGAGCACATGAACCCTATCTATCGGACCACTCCGATGGAAGAACCAGGGCTGTTCGTGTTCAACACGTGTCGCGGGTGGATCAGGACCGTCCCCATGATGCCTCGTGATACCGATAAGCCAGATGATGTGGACACCAAGTGCGAGGACCATTGCTTCACAGGGGATACCACCATACTTACTGCTGCTGGCGTTAAGACCCTGCTAGAATTGGTGGGCACAACAGGCTGCGTGCTTACTGCCGGTGGTATCTGGGCGCCGTATGATAACTGTCAACTAGTAAAGCAACAAGCAGAGACCGTAACGGTTACTCTTTCAGACGGATCCCATGTGCGCTGTACCCCAGATCACCTCTTCATGACGAAAGATGGATGGAAAGAAGCGCTTTACTTATCTAATGAAACATGTTATAATATTTATAACGTTTCTATTAGGAGGTTATTGTGGAGCCATTTCAAATCAGCGCTACAATCCAAGAGTTCGCTGGTATTAAGTACTACCTTTGCGGGCCTTACTTTCAGCATGATGGTATCCGATTACACAGGGTGGTTTATACGTATCATCATGGGCCAATTCCAGAAGGTTTTACAGTGCATCACGATGATGAAAATAAGAGCAATAACCAGTCTTCAAACCTTAACTTATGCACAAATAGTGAGCATGCCTCATTACACACGGGTAGCAGAACAAATAACAAACTCTCAGATACGGCCCGAATGGCTGCTGCCACATGGCACGGGTCGCCTGAAGGATTGGCCTGGCACAGTGAGCAAGGTAAACGCAACGGGCAACTTATGCCTGAAAAACAGATGGCTTGCATGCATTGTGGCGCCATTAAAACAGTTAAGGCTACTAATTGGGCACAGTTTAAATACTGCTCCAATGCCTGTAAAACGGCAGCACGCGGTGCCGCTGGAACAGACAATGAAGATCGTGTCTGTATCATTTGCAGCGCTCCATTTACTGTTAACAAGTATCTTTTCACTAAGACCTGTAGTAGAAGCTGTGGAGCAAAGCTGCGTTGGAAACTTAGACGTGGTGCATGTGTTGCCGGATACTAATGCCGATGTATACTGCCTAAATGTTCCTAACTATCACGCCTTTACATTGTCAAATGGGTTATTAGTCCACAACTGCGGCGACGAGACTCGGTACAGAATCTACAAGCGGACTGCAGAATCAGGCTCAAGCGAGCTCAACATATGATACCCATGATGCACGCCCTGCACGAAGGGGCCAACCTCGATGCACAGCAGCTAATGGATGCCACCTGCACAGAACACGGTTGGAGCCAGCAGCACTGCGGGATGTGCATCAGGGCCCTGAAGGAGGGCTGCTACGATACCGAGCCCGAGCAGCCACTTGATAACTACCTACTGAGCTCCACATATGGATATACCTGCTAACAAGGAGATGACCTCATGAGCAAGAAGACCGAAGACAAGCCAAATGTGAGCACGCCTAATGCTGCACACAACGCGATGATGATAGCAGCACAGCTTCCGAGAACACTGATGGCCGGAACATATGGGATGCGGGCTGCCGGGAAGGAGTTCCTCCCCCAGGAGCCGAAGGAAACTGACGACCTCTACAAGAACCGCCTAGCGCGGACCTTTCTCTTCAACAAGTATGGCATGACCATAGAGGAGATGGTAGGGCGCCTGTTCCGTAACGGCATCAAGCTGGAGAAGATACCCGGCGAGGTGGAGGCGTTATTTGCAGATATCGATCTGACAGGGCGTGACCTGCGACGCTTCGTGCGTGACCTCTTTGAAAGTGCTCTTCAGCCCGGGGTCGACTACCTGCTGGTAGACTATGCAGGCATGGCCTTGCAGGCTGATCCTGCTGCCGAGGAAGGCGCAGAACCTCCTGTTATGAGCAAGGCCGATGAGAAGGCTGCTGGCGTGCGTCCGTTCTGGGTGCATGTCAAGCAGGAGAATGTCATCAACTGGCGGACAGAGGTAATCAACGGGCAGGAACGTCTGGCCAGGTTGCAGATCATGGAGCACGTTGAGGAACAAAACGGCGATTGGGGCACTACCAATATAGATCAGGTCAAGGTACTCTATCCCGGGAGATGGGAGACCTGGCGCGTAAACGATGCTGGCGACTGGGCTATCGTGAAGAGCGGGGTGACCACCCTGGACTTCATCCCGCTAGTCCCGGTCTACACCAAGCGGACGGGGTTCATGACCGGTGAGCCACCCCTGGCCAAGCTGGCCGAGCTCAACCTGGCACACTGGCAGTCGAGCAGCGATCAGCGGAACATCCTGCACGTTGCCCGCGTACCGATCCTCTTCGGCGCCGGATTCGAGTCTGACGGCAGCAACAACAAGCTGGCTGTAGGCCCGAACACCATGGTGACCAACAGCGACCCGCAGTCGAAGCTCACTTTCGTCGAGCACACAGGCAAGGCGATCGAAGCAGGCCATCAGGACCTCGAGGACCTCGAGAATCAGATGAAGATATGCGCATTGGAGCCGATCATGCCCAAGACAGGGAATGTGACAGCGACCGCGAAGGCCATCGATACATCGCAGAGCGCAGCCATCCTGGAATCTATGGGCGAGGACCTGAGCGATGCCTTGGAGCAGGCAATCAAGTTCACCCTGGCCTGGCTGGGCACTCCTGACGTCGATTCTGGTAGCATCATGTTTGAGTGTGACCTGACCAGCAACATGGGCAATCAGCCTGACCTCGATGCTCTGGATAAAGGGCGGGCACGTAAGGACATAAGCCGCACTGCCTACTGCACGGAGCTCGTACGGCGGGGCGTGCTCAGTGAGGAGTATGATATTGAGGCAGATCAGGCGCTGATCGATGAGGAAGGCCCAAGCCTGGGCGACATAGGCAATCCAGAAGGCGCACTCGGTGGAGATAAGCCGCCAGCCGGGGTGCTGCTGGACCCCCAGGGCAAGCCGATGAAGAATGCGGATGGAACCTGTAAGA